TCAGAATTTATACTTTATCTTGAATTGATGCGAGTTATTATCATAGTTAAGGTTTTGGTTAAAACCATACTCAAATCCAATATCATGATAAAATATTCCACCTCCTAAAATAACAGATCCGTTGGTATCATACCCCCCACTTAAAAATGGTGTCCATGCAGGCTCTATTATCTGCTTTATTGTTTCAACTTTTGTAACTGGCTGATAGTCTATTCCTATGTTTTTTTGTTTGTTGTATTGCACAACTGAGTTAACTGTCAGCTTTCCCTGTTCCTTGTTATTGAAAAAAGTATGTGAGTAGGATCTTTCCATCATATAATCATTTACTACCCCTACTGTATCAATAATGAAAACGGTATCTCTTATTATTTCACCGGGAATAATAACTTTTTCACCGGGTACCAGTTTTTCGTTTATAATAGTATGAGTTTCTTTTACCGGAAAAGGATAAGGGACATCAATTTTAACAGGATCTGATTGTCTATATTCGATCGTGTGATACTCTTTAACGATCTTGTTTCCCCTACCGATAAAGAAACCAACCACTAAACATATTATTGCAGTTGTTATATAGCCTTTATATTTGCTGATCGTTCCCATGCTGTCAATTATTACTCTGAAACTGTTCTTTTAACCCATCCAAAGAAATATTTCTTATTTATTGGTCGTGCCTCCGAAATATTCACATAGTGTTTGATCCGTTCAATTTGCAATTTTGCCTTATAACCAGTTTCGGTATCAACTGTAACAGTGTCGGTCTTGGTTATAAATATAGTGTCCGGGATCAATATAATGCTATTCACACTGTCTCTTAAAGCAATTATTTCTTGCTTAAGCATCTCATTTTCTTTTCTACATTCATTGTCAATAGTCTTACATGTAGATAGAATCAGGATCGTTAATATAATAATGAAAAAATGTTTCATGCTAAACTGTTTTGATATGCGAGTAATTCCTCACTCATTTTGCCAGTCTCTCTATGACCTGCTGATCTTTGTGCAATCTTTAAGGCTCTATTTACCCCTAAATTCACACACTGATCATAAATTTCATTTGCTATTTGCTGACTTTTTATTTTATCACCCCAAAAAGGATTCCAGTAATGTTTTTTATAGAATCCGGGTATCATATTTTGTAGCTTTTGGTTGGTTTCAAGGTTACGAGGAAAATTTGGTAATGTTTTATGAAAATCAACTATTTCCCAACCCTCCCATTTTGGATTTGCTTTTCTTGCAATACCTTTATACGTTTCACCACCTAAATCGTCCGGATCATTCACATATCCACCCTCAAAGGGTTTCGTTCTGTTATATGCTATAAGGAAATCAGCCATTATTCAGTAATTTCAGGTGTAAGTATATTGATGGAATCTTTCAATTCCCAAATGATGGAATCTCTGTGATTGATTGAATCGTACTTTGAAGCCATTTCTTGTATAACCCTTTTTTTTAAATACTCTATGCTTTCAGCTTTACCCTGATCGACCAATATTAAATAATGGTTATAGAGAAGGGATCCGACTAACATTGTTAGTATAATGTAAAAGAGTGCATCAATCCACCTTTTCTTTTTCTTTGCTATCATGATCAAAATCATCAGGCTTTCTAAGTCCAAATCGAGCCAACATCATGTCTAAAATCTGAACTGTCAAAAGCGAATAAATAAATTTTAATGATCTGCTTTCCGGAAATATCTCAATTGAATTTCTTACAATATTGACCAAATACCAGTAGCAAAATATCCAACTTAAGAACTTAGAGGCTGTCTCTGCCAAATCTATTTCGTTATAAAGTGACAGAGACATGTTTACGATAAAAACAAGCGCAAAAAATAATCCGAACAACATGCAACCACCAATAGCTTTCTTTAAAGAAAAATCTCTGCCATGTACGAATTGATCATTTTTAAAACCTATGAAAAAATTTAAGGTGAAAAAAAACATCATAACAATGATTGGAACTCTAATAGGTGTGAATATACTTAGCAGTATCAGCCACGATATTTTAATAATTTCTTCAAGTTTATCCCAAAATGAATTTATCATGATGTTTTCTTTTTTGTAAATTTCGAACAATACAAAGATAACAAAGTGTGTTCTATAAACACGTTCTTATTTAAAAAAAATAACAAATAATTATCTGTTTCTGCGATGTTTACTCTTTTTGTAACGATCAAAGTTTTCTACATCAACATCTGTTACTTTTGATTTAGGGCTTCTAAAAACGAACCCGGTATTTAATCCATATTGTACAACTTTTACAATGGCTCTGAATGGGAACTTTGCTTTGTCATTTGTCACTACATCACTTAATTTTTTGCTACTTGTAAAGAAAGCTGAACGGCTTGACCCCTCACCATACGAGATGAGGGTTCTTATACCGTTTTCAGTCTCTAACTTTTTTGCACCTGTGAAAATCTCTACTTTGTTGATTACTTCATCAATGCTTGAATAGTCGCAATCGAAACGTTCATCATATTCATCACCTTGATTGAGGCTTTCATCAAAATCAATTACATTATTCATTGTCCAGTGGTACATTATTGATTGCACAATCCCCCATCACCATATTACGGAGATTAATTCTATGAAGTAAAAATGCTTCATACGGTTCTTTGTGCTCCTCTGAAAGAAATCCCAACTCAGCACTGTTGAACTCATTCAAAAGTTTTGATTCTTTTTCAAGAGGATAATATGATGCAAGTAATTCAGCAAAGATATTATCGGCGTTTTTCGCAAAATCACATCTGAGTGAATCATAACGATACATTTTATCAGCATTTTTATCATCAGCAATGACTGTTATACTCCCCTGTTCATCTTTTAAAACAGATACTTGATAAACGTTGTGATTGTAAAGAAATGATCCACGACCATTATTCAGATCATGAAAAGTATTAGGACGTTTCTCTGAGAGTAACCCCAATGATAAGTTGTTTTCTTTTTTCATTATTAATGCAATTTTTTAATATGTAATTTTTATGAGGTTCAGAACATTTAATAATCCATCCATACTCAGATGGAAAATGAACTTTAAAAGTGTCTAAATCTCTGATATTGTTTTCTTTCTTAACTCTAACATACTTTTTGTAAAATCTTTTTAGGATGCTTTTCCTCAAAAGAATGTTGTAATGGTTCATTTTAAACCCTACAAAGTCAATACTCCTTTCATCTACATCAAAGATCTGCCAGTCCTTTTTAATGGTTAATTTTAATTCGGCACCTAAATACAACCCGATCATGTCAAGATAATAATGTAGTTGATCTTTATCATGATGCAATATCACCATATCATCCATGTAACGGAAATAGTATCTTACGCCCAACTCTTCTTTCACCCAGTGATCAAAATATGCTAAATACAAATTAGCAAGGTATTGACTTGTATAATTACCAATTGGCAATCCTTTTTCAAGTCCGTTACTATCAATTATCTTATCTAATAATCTTAAGAACTGTTCATCAGCTATCCGGTAACGTATTATTCTTTTCAAACATGCATGATCTATGTTATCATAGAACTTTTTCACGTCCATTTTCAAACAATACTTTGTACCCCGAAAATCATTGTTTAATGCTTTGGTGACATCATCAACACATTTATGAATTCCACGTCCTTTGATGCAAGCATACGTAGTATTAATAAATACTTTAGTCCACGTCTTTTTCATTACGTTTATTATGCAATGGTGAACAATCCTATCCGGATAAAAAGGTGCAATCATTATCTCCCTTTCTTTCGGTTCAGTAACAATTTTAATACGGTAGCCTCCCGGTTGATAGCTTTCATCTTCCAGTGAGTTATAGAGTTTTTGCATGTTCTCTATTATATTCTCATTAAATTTCTTTAATTCATTTGTTTGTTTTTTACCCTTTTGGGCTGAATGTTGAGATTTAATCAGATTCTCAGTTGAAATTAAATGTATATACAGATTTTTCAACCTTTTACTGTTCTCAGGCTTAAACTCACAATCCTCGAAATCTTCATATTCGTAAAATCGTGTGTCCTTGCTGTAACAGTAACCGTATTTTGTTTTTATAATTCCCATTGTGCCGTTAGATCTTTCAGAGCGTTCAATTACTTACTAACACTGATTTTACTACACTATATTTTTTTGCCATGAGGCAAGGTCTTGATGGCTTAAACACATATTTCTTTTATTAATTTAATCTTGTAACGGTATAGGCGGAACCCATTGTTCGCATTCGAATTCGACGACCGATTATTCGTATTCAGATTACCGAACCCCGCATTCGCTCCATTATTCGCATTCGCAGAAAACAAGGCACCGAACCACCAACCACCAAAAACCCAATATCTTTATTTTAAAAATCCCCCGTTGACCGATGACCGCTTTTCGCTAAAAACGGCACAGGCGGAACCCACTGTACGCAGGCGAATACGACGACCGATCAGTCGTATTCAGAGTACCGAACCCCGCAAGCGCTCCATGAGACGCAAGCGCAGAAAACAAGGCACCGAACCACCCTGTAACAGCATTTCCGGGCTGATAGTAATAGTCACATGCACCACTATTAGCACTACCACCAACTGATTGAGGGAATGAATAGCCTTTGTCAGAATGGCTTAATTGCAATATGTAACCATCTGATTTTGGTATATTGGCAATAGGCAAATAACCGTCAGGAACTGTAGTTGCTGAATCAGAGTGTGAAGTAAACTTAGTTGGATCTTCACAAACGTATGCTACAGATAGATTTTTGTCTGTAACAGATGAGTGATGAATTAAAACATCATCAGCTAACATCCACAAATACTCATAAGGATTTTCAAAACCTCTGTAAGATGCAATTTGAACGACCTTATCAACACCATTAAAGTTTTTGATAGTGTAATTAACCCTACCTGTATTATTTCCCAGTGTTGCAGTAACTCCATTTGGCGCAAACGGATTATAAGCTCCCCATGCACTCCAATCAGCACCTAAAACAGCTGATCCACTCCCTAAACCCCCCTGTCTGAATCCATCAGCAGTTAAGGTTTCAATATACGTGTCCTGAGAATGTAAAGATGCATATTCACATCTTTGTAACCATGCAATCTCATTGTAAGCCCTGTATGCTCCATGATGAGTGCCGTTTTTGCAATATGATCTTACAGTGTTTTTTGCTACAGAAGTACGTGCAACTCCTAATTGAGAATTATATGTACCATCTTTAGTGGCATCATTACTCCCACCTCTGAATTGTGGTGCATTTGCTGTTAATTCAACAATTCCGTTTTCATCTCTTAAAACATCATTCCCATTCCACAAAAGGAATGATCCTGAAACAGCTGTATTTGTTTCGTTGTCAAACGTTCCATACCATGGAGAAATAGCTTTACGCTCCATCTTTTTAAATCCGGGTAAAGGGTATTCCGAAAATGCACGGATCCACTTAGTACCCTGAATTTCCATCCTGAAATAATACTCAGGCTTTTCTAACATAACGTTACCATCAGTTGAATCAATAATAGCATTTGATCCACTTTCTCTTAAACGGCTATCGTTTTGGTGCAAATAATATTTGACCGAGCCATCGAGATTCTCAACATAACGTCTTAACTTTTTCTGAATTGGTAGAGATCTGTGAAGATCTAAATTGCCTACTCTTGTCAACTTATAATCACTTGAAAGAAAGTCACCTTGAACTCCATACCAATGATCATAAGGAAATGTAGGCTTTGTGCTACCTGAACCAAATAATAATCCCATTTATTTGTAATTTTTTAGTTTAAAAATCATTATTCACAAATATAGCAAATATATGTGTTTATCAAACACGCTATTTGCGAAAAAAAATAGACCGACCTCCTCCACCTATAATAATTTAAAGCAGAAAATTAGTGATTAGTAAGCAAATGACTAATCCAATTATTCCACCAACTATTGTTGCAAGTGCATCTAAAGGATCCGGAGTACTTTTTTTGTAGTACTTATCATACACCTCTTTACCCACACCGGCTAAAATAGCCGTTACAATTCCCAACGTTGGATTGATCAAAAGCGCAATTAAAAGCGCAATCGCAAATCCGGCAATCAAATGATACAATTTGTCTTTCCCTTTCATAGAAAATAGTTTTTAAAAATTATTACTCAATATTGAGGCTTATAAATTCCTCTATTTCATTAATACGATCCCTCATAGCTTGATTTTCTAAGTGAACCGATTGTATATCATACGGCAATTGCATATCTAACAGTTTTGCCTCCATGCATTTAGTGACCTTGTAGTCATTTCCAGAGAGTTTTTCCTTAAGATCATTTATTTCCTTTTTGAATTTTTGGACATCGAATAATTTTATATACTCATAAGCGATATGATCTCCGGCATCATATGGTTGCAAGCGATAAATGTAATTTTCTTCACACTCACTTAATTTCTTTTCATCTATAGGATCTACAGGCTTATAGCCATTTTTGGCATACTCCGTTATTTGATCCTCAACTGTAACGGTTCTATGTTTAATTTCATCATTATCATCTCTATATGATTCAACATAATCCCTGAGTATCTTTGAAACTAAATAAAGTCCATCCTCTATATATCCATATTCGACCATAATATCCATATTTTAAAATCTTTGTTTTGAAACTGTCCAAATCTGTTTGTTTACTCCACCAATACTGTATCTTGCGAAAACAAAAGTTAGCATATAACCCTCATCGCAATCATAAGATGTGTTTATTGATGAATCATCATAAATATCCTGACCGGTACGTGTCCAAAATTTCATTGCACCCTGTCCCATCTGTTTAGCAATTACAATTTGCCCCTCATAAGCATTATTCGGTAAATAAACAGGCTTTGTAACACCTGTATTTGTTATTCCACAAACAAATGCGGCTGTATCTTCTAAATAAACATAAGATCCTGAGGCATCATGAATGTAAACAGTATTGAGAAATAAACCATTTGCTCTTAATCGATCAAAATAACCTCCATAGTGTGGTGCATTGCCGGCATTTGAAGATCGACCATAAACACCGGCAACGAGTGTATCAGGATCTCCCCACGACCACGAATTGTTTACAGTACCCCCAAATCCAAGCCCCACGATAGCCCCATAGTGAGTGAACCCACTTGATGCGGGTAAAGCATTTGTCCGAGGTCTGTTTGAAAAAATTCCGGATGCTGAAATATATGAAACCCCATAAGAATTTCGAGCCTCAACTACCCCTTGTGAAGCATTGAACTTGAGTGTTGAATTCCCTGTATCGAGAGAGTAATCTCCACCTGAGGATAAACTTTCAATCAGTATTTGAGCCATTGAAGCATCCAATGTTATTTTATTCCCGGATGTACTCAAAGTAGAAACGATCTTTCCACCTTGCATAAACCAATCACCTATATTTGCGCCCTCAGCTAACAATAGATTGGTTGCTATTGATTCAAATTCTGCTCCGAAAGTGTTCCAATACTCTGTGTTGGTTGGAAGTTTACCTGAAAATGGACCAACATCTATTCTTGCAATATAATATTGTCCGTTATATTTTACGGCATCAACTCTGTTTGCAGTTCCATAGTAATTAATACTACTCCCATAAACACCTCTATAAACTAATACCGGACTTTCACCCTTTGTTCCGGGTGCTCCATCTAACGGCTTAATTCGTATAGGCTCACTCCAATTAGATAATAACGCTCCGGCTCCTGACTTTTTAGCCATTGTCCACCACACGTACTCTAAGGTTGTAGTAGATGGAACTGTAGTTGTCCAACCGTTAGGCTCTGCAACATTATTAGTCAATGATGGAGGTGTTGATGATGATGTGCTTTTTGCATAGCGATATTCAAAATAGTCACCTGTTTCTCCTTTGGCTTTAACTCCCGTATCACCATATTGATTTTGATGTGGAATCCACTCCCACCACGTGCCAGTAGAGATGTTATAAAATGGAGACATCCCATCATCGCCATCACTCCCTTTGCTACCCTGTGAAATGACAACCCAATACTCCCCATTAGTGGGAGGCACACCAGTTGTGGGGGCTGTTCGTTTACGTCTATAGGTACTTATAATCCCATCTATAACAAACGAAGCTTCATCAGCCGGATAATACGTGTAATGATCAACATACATTCCCCTATAAACCCCAATATCCGATAAATCACCTGACTGAGATAATATCTTTACATTCCTTAAAGTGATTTGATTTTCCTCAGTTACATTCCAATCAATAGAACTACTTGCATCCCCTATTCTGAACATATTACCGTCCAGATCCAAATAGTTTTGTTTGTCTGCTGTAATTATTCTACCTGTTGTAATTGTATTCCCATTTATCCGGGTAAAACCGTATGTGGTTGTGAAATCTCTAAACGTAAAACCCTCATGAAGTGAACCAATTATACCCACCTGAAAATAGTAATTATTTGGATCTGAAATATCCTCAGCTTTTAATTGTTGCTGTGTAATGTGCCAAACACCTGTATCACCCTCTTTTGAACATTTAGCATAAACGTAGTACCCGCCCAATTCTGACAGAATAGCTGTAGTTTGCGACATAGTCCACGTCCTTACATCATCAGGATCTATAGTGAGGTGTGCCAATTGCCCGGCACTTGCACTAAACTTATTAGCAAGTCCATCTGCATTAGCTTGTAAGATAACACCCACTAACACAAATTGCTGTGATTTGGAGCCAACTGTAAGCATATTTGTGTCAACTGATAAAGGTCTGATATTGCCCATATCAAAGAAGTTATCAGTATCAAACACCATATTCCTTAACTCTTCTGTGGTTCTCCATGCAAGCCTTGCACGTGTCCAATCTCTCAATCTATTACGTACAATAACATTTTCATGCTCTAAAACGTCCTGTACTGTTTCTGCAATAATGGAAATAGTATGTGTATCTGATAATGTTAAGACATAGTCGTGATCTTTAAGTAAATTACGCTTTACATTTGTAATTCGGATATTCTTTTCTAAATCAAAGCGTTCATCTTTTATCGGTATATAGTCACCGGGCTTAAAAAGAGACATTTCAACATCATCAGACAAATGCTCAATGAAATACATAGGATCAAACGTTAATTCATATTGAACACGTGCCTGTTTTCTCATTAAGAAATCATTATATCCGGCATACCATAAATCCTCCTCAGCCTCATCAATATAAGACTGTGGCATAACAATATCAGTGAGCTTGTATTTGTCTCCAACTCCTATAGGAAATGCATCAGATGGAAATTTCAACCCCCTACTGTCTGTAAACTCAATTATTGTAAATGTTTTAGTTGAATGATCATATTTCTCAATCTCAAATTGCTGACCAGCTAAACGACCAGAAATGAAAGTTATTTTTGCTGAAACTCCATCAATAAGGTATAAAGTGTTCTCATCTTCATCTTTTGCTGTGAGATCAAACATTTGAGAATCAATAAAACTTAAAGGATTAGGTGGTATAGTTGCACCGTCCTCATCCTCTGTAGCTATCGGTTTTGCAGTAACCTCACCTGTCCTCTGTGGATATATATGATCATAATGCTCTGTGTCCTCTACAACTCCACCAAGCTTGATGCTTAAAGATGCATCTTCCATGAAACGCCTTGCTTCACTGCTTATGCCTATTGTTTCAGAAAACGCCGGTATAACAGTACCATCATAAAGTGTGTGGCTTTTTTTATTTTGTCTTGCAAGTGGTAATTGCAACCTTTGAGAATAATCCCTATAGTTACTTTTGATATTTTGCGTTCCACCCTCAACCCAAAGTCTGGAAATGATGGATTTATCGTCTACGCTCTTTTCTTTCAATCTATATAAGCCGCTCCCTTTGCCCCATTCAAAATGTGATTTGCCTCCGGGTGGATTTATAATGTTATTAGATGCCCCAATATGAATTGTCCTTACACCATTTGATTGTGTGATATAGAAATCATATTTAAACTCTTTGCAAATGGTCTGTAAAGCGTTCAAACAGTTTTGTTTTGAAAAATTCATTGGTAGTGGATCTGTATCCGGACAACCAGCCTCATTGAACGCCCATTTGCCCGGATAATCCCTATTCACATTATTTATAACTACACGAACAAACTGCTTTAACGTGTATGTGAGATCAAATGATGAACTATATGATTTCCCAGTTGCATCAGCATCTCTATATTGACTTTTTAAAAGATCATATATAGAACCGTAAAATGTCAATTCATAAAAAAACAATTCCTCATCAACAATCTCTCTTGTAGTGGTTGTACGAATAGTGTAAATATCATCAACTATCTGAATCTTATCTCCAATCTCAATAGTTAGTATTTCAGTTGACTTGAATGAGATTTTAACAGTATCAGTACTCATCAAAGTATGATCTTGTACCGCCTGAGTAACAAAACTTACAGGGTCAGTGCTGAATAAATTTATGTCCTCACCGTTCAGTTTTTTTATAGTAATTTGTTCCATACAACAATTGCATTAGTGGTAAATGAAGTAATATCTTCAATTACACCAGTTATAACTATATCATATTCCCCGGCTTCTAAAAAGGTGTGAGTAATTGTCTTGCTGCCGGAAACGCCTTTTGTTGAGGTACCATCACCCCAAAATACATTTAATAGCTTATGCGATGAAAGTGTTATTGATACTGTAGAATTTGCAACTCCAATGTGCCTTAATACACGTTTAACCGGCTCCGGCTCAATTAATGTAAGTCTGAATGTACCTACCATCAAATCATTGTCATAAGTCCAATTCTTATCTACATCTGAACCTGACTGAGCAAACACTTCATAGAATAATGGCTTTGTCCTACCATCATACTCAATTTTTAACCTCTGGGTTTCAGGTGTTTGAAATTGAGACATGAATAATTGTACCCATTCAACAAAGTTTGTTTTTGATGAGGCTTCGATAAAGCAGTCAAGTGTGATGATTCGCTCTTTATAACGTGGGCGTTTGGTGTCTACCACTATGCCATGGTAGCTATCCCAATCTACTGTTAACGCTTCTTTCCGTTCAAGCATCCCTATCACTCCGGACGAACCTGAAACATGTACACCAAACTCCTTGAAATTGCGATTGCCAACAAAATACTCAACATCTTTTTTGTCTTCATTGAGTTTAAGGATCTCAGCATATGTTTTGGCTTTATCAAACATCATTACCTCATCAATAAGTGCATGAGTGCCAAAAAGTGATTCATCATTTAGAGATAAACCTATCGGGTTTGAGCCTAAATATACTTCCTGAACAATATTGCTGTTTTGGTATACAATAAACCGACTTCCCTCTTTAACAAATACGAGTGAAGTCCATTGTCTTGCATGAACATTCACCCACTTTTCTATGTAATTATTGATCCCACTGAAATTAAGCAACCACCCTAATTTACCTAAAAATGGTCTGACGTACATAAGCAAAGTAAAATCAGAGTTAAAAGGAATAGTCGTTGTGGTTATACACTCACCTACACCATTTATTGCAAGTGCTTTTCCAAATTTCGCATCTTTACTCAAATAGGCTTCACCTGAAAGTGTGCCATCGGCTCTTGTTTGTGAGTAATCATATACTTTTGTTCCGTCCGGGTCATCGAATGGAAAATGTAATCTTAAGTTAGTGTCAATTGCCATAATATGTTTTATTAATAGGTTTCTTTATTTTTATATCTTACATGAATACCTGTGCCGGTAATCGTGACTTTTGCATTTCCATAAACATTTACAAATGCCTTGCAACTATGTGAAAGTGATTCAACTTCTATCTCAGCGTTATCAAAAATATCAATCGTTAAAACTGCATGATCTTTTACAACTATTTTCGCTTTTGATTCGTGCCTCACATAAAGTAATGATACGTTGTACTGATCATATAAAAGCTTTGCGTTGCAACTTCCATTTAAAGCCATCTGAGGAATGTTCTGCTCATACTTAATTTCATGATCAATAAATATTCCGTGCTTTTCTGCTTTTCCCTTGAAGTTTTCTCTCATAAATTCAAGTGTTGGAAAATCCTCTGAAATACAAAAGTCTATGCCTCTGAAAAAAAGATCAGATAAACGTTTCACACCTGAGGTTTTTGTAAGCTTGCTTTGCCATTGATCACATAACCCCTTATTGGTACCATCTACTTTTAATTGTAATATTGTTTCCATAATTTATGTTATTCTATACCCTGTGATAAAAGTGAACTTTCTTTATTTTCTATTCTTCTGAGTGATTCCTTAATCTGTACTAATTCACTTGCACTTACTCTTGTGTTTGCTTCAATTTGCTTTTGATATATTAATGCCTCAGCAAGCGTTTTATTTGTGTCTCCCTGATTAATTACCATTGCATTTAATTTCCCGGCTATAACAGATCCTGTCTCTTCACTCATTTTACTTATAGCTCCTGTAAGTGGATCTACTGGATCATCTTCTACTGTATCCTCATTTTTTAACCATTTTTCTTTTCCGGCTAATTCCCTGTCTGTCATATTTTCAAGCCTTTTCTCCCAGTCATCAATCATCCTTTGTTCAGCATCTGATATTATGCCATCTTTGAGTGCATCTGCCAAATATGCCATGAATGCCTCAACTTCTGGTTGCAATTTACCTTTGAGTGTTTCAATGATTGATTTTTTGATGAGATCCTTAACTACGTCTGCTGATTTACCTGCTGCCTTTTCACCCTTTGCCCATGCATCAGCATAAGCATCAGCGAACTGATCAATTGCACTTTTAATGTCTGTACCAATAATAGCCTCAACAATGTTATATTTACGATTTTCAGCGATCTCTTTTTCATTTTCAGCGATCTGATCCTGCCAGTCTTTAATTTTTTCCTTATCTGCTTTTTTCTTGGATTTTTCAGCCTCAATCTGTCTACGCATAGCCTTATTCTGATCTTCAAGGCTTTTGTTTTGCGCTTCAATTAATTCAGCCTTATCCTTACCATAAGCCCTTTCAATCTGATCACCCAGTTCTTTATAGGATTTTGCAAGTTTATCAATCTCTTTTTGCAGTTGCTGTATTTGCCTTTCTTTCTTCTGATCATGCATCCTATTAAAGATCTGAACAGCATTAGCAAGTCCTGTAGCCAAATCTTTAACTCCACCCACAATATCCCCGGAAATAATCTTTGCAACACCTGTTCCGGCTTGGGCTGTGGCTCCCATTAGATCGGTAATATTATTTATATCCTGAGAAAGTTTATCCTCTCCAAAAGAATCAGCTACACCACTTATAGAACTTCCTACAGACTGAACCATATCATTTATTGATGCAATAGATGAAATGGTGTTCTGTAATGCCATATTGGCTGAAACTTTCAGCTTTTGGATTTCCTCCTCTGATAGATTCTTTTCCTGAGCCTCTTTAACCTCTCTAAGTTTTTTGATATACTCAGAAAATGATTGACCTAAAACTTTAAATGGATTAGCTGCTATGAGTTTTGCTTTTGCATCATTAAGAGATTCAACAAGTGCGTTATAATCAACCGGGTTCAACTTAAGATCAGCATCATTAAGTTTTCCCCGAATGTTTGCAAGGATCCGTTCAATTTCTGAGGCTGATAAATAATCAAGATTTACAAAAAGATTTTGCCAGTCTGCTGACTGTTTCAACTGTTCAGCATTAACGGCTGATAATGCATCAGCCTCTCCCTTATTTATTCGAGCTAAAAGCTCCTCATTTAATTGAACTTGCTTTTGCATTCTGAGTAGTCCAAACTCTGTTACAATAGCTGTTTTTCGTTCCTCAAAGGATTTAAAGTCATTTGCTAACCTTTGCTGAATTGCTTTTTGATTTTCAGCTTCCTGTTCTGAAACAAATAGATTTGCATTAGCCTGATCATCTTTATTTATTATTCCTGAATTTCCGCTTTCAAGTTTTTTCTTGTAATCAGCAACAATTTGAATTTTTTCAGCGAGTGTTTGCGCTTCATTAATTGCGTTTGTCATGCTTTCCTTAAACAGATCCATTGCTGATTTAACTCCATTAATTTGATTTAACTCAGATGTAACATTGATAAGCAAATTAGTCTCACCCTCTGATAATGCACTACTTTGTTGTTTTGATCTTAAGTTGGCAATCTGAGTTTCCAAATATGCTTTGTAACTTTCACCATTTTGCAAAAGTTTTGAAAATTTCTGATCTGCTACGTCCTTACCCATACTTTCCACCCAACGCCAATAAAGCTGATACTGCTCTTTTTTATATCTGATCTCATCATCAAATACTTTGTTTTGTGCTTTCAGATAGGCTTTATTTTCAACATCCCTACGTGATTGAAACGTTGCGCTCTCATCAGATGTTAATCCACCTTTCCCGGCTTCCTTACGTGTTTTGATCAGTTCTTTTTCCTCTTTATTAATTGCCAAAAGATTAGTTCTATGCTGTAGATCCAACAAAGCCCTACGTTTTTCGTGTCCATCCTCCATGATCTCAATACGTGCCTGTTCAAGTCTTATTTGAGACTGAATTTGCTTTTCGTCTAATTGAGATTCAACATTTTCAGTTTTAGATGTCCGTTTTGGCAATCTTTTTTCAAGTGTCTCAATTGTTGATGAAAGTTCTTTGTAACGTTTGCTGTTTATAATAACTTCGGATCTTTCATCTTTGAGTTGTTTGATCCTTGTTTCTATTCCGGCTTCTGTGTTTAAATCTGCTTCTTTCCCGGAAATAGCATTGTTAACCTCTGATAAAGTATTCAGCAATTCATTCAGTTTGCTATTGTCTGTTTTTACTGATACACTTTTTGAGTTTATATCATCGATCTCCTTATTGGTGTCTCTAACAATCTTGTCAAGTTCGGAAAGTGACATACTTAAGTAATCCACTTTTTCATTCCCGGGCAAGTTGTTTCCTGTAGAGATGAACTGATTCATTGATTCGTTCAGGCTGTTTGTGTTGCTTTCAAGTGTTCTAACACTCTCTGTCACTTTGAATAGATAGTTTGAAATATTGGCTGTGAATGCCTGAATATCTTTATCAGAGGATCCGGATGCTGCCTGAACCTGATCTGCTATTCTATTAACAGTATCACTAAATGCTTTTGTGTAAGCATCACCGGTAAGGTTCTTAAGATTTTCGGCTGATTCCACTGCTTGCAATTCGATCATATCATAGATCGCCTGATTCATATCCTGAATAGGTTTTATGGCTCTCCAATAACCCTGACCTGTTATTTCGTTGAATTCATAGTCTTTTAAACCTCCACCCTCTTTTTTTAGTTTGGCTGTTGCATCCGTAACGCTTTCTGATTGGTCTTTTTGATATTGCTCAATATATTTGGCTTTTACCCTTGCTGCTGCACTCTCATTGATAGCTTCAGTTAGCTCCCGGTACTTTTGATTAAGCTGATCAACTGTTGTTTTCTCATCAATCAACTCTTTGTTATATTCCTTTAATATCGCATTTACTTTGTCAAGTGCACTTTTATGTGCCTTAGTTCCATTCTCAGTATTTTTTAATACAGATATGAGCATATTGAGATTATCCACTTCTTTACGTGTTGTATCACTAAACTCACCCATTGCATCAGTGGATTCATCTGTTTTGCTCTTAAACATGGTAAATGCTGAAACAGCTAAACCAATAATGGTAATAACCCACCCAACTGGGTTAGCTTTCATTGATGCCCAAAGGGTTTTAAGTGCAATATTCAGTTTTGCAGTAGCTACTGATAACAAATTTGTAGATGTGGTTGCTGCCCCCTTTGCTACAGTATCTGCTGTGGTTGCCACTGTAGATGAGGCTGTAGCTGCTGTTTCAAGTTGCTTTTTCTTTGTGTGAAAGTCTGTAGATGACGCTAAGGCTGCTTTTCTTGCAATTGCCTGATTTTCCACGGCACCCTCTAACTTTTTCTCAGCAACCGATATTTTTGTAGCATCCCCGGACTGTTTAGCCCAGTAAAGTTCATAACGTGCTGATTCAGACCTTTGCATCGCTAAAATGGCACTCTGTTTTGCATCCTCCATTTTTGCATAGGCTGATTTTACGTTTGCCCTCATAACATTGAGTGATGCATCAGCACTTTGTTTTTTTGATAAGATCTCCTGTTGTAAGGCTGATCTGTATATTGCGCTTTTTGAGGATAAGTCAAGTTTGGACAACGCTAATTTCTGATCAGAGGTTAAAACCCCCATTGCTGCGCTTTCATATCCCTCAGATGATGTTGTAAGCCCTAAAGTAGAAAGGTATTGTTGCTGTTGAGCGGTTAACATTTGTTGAATTGCTCCAACTCTTAAGCGGGAAACGATATTTAATCTTTCTTTAGCTGTTAACTGTGATTCAAGTGCTTTTGTGTTTGCAATTTGCGAGGCTGTGAGTTTAGTATTATCTGCTATCGTTTGCCCTGTAAGCCTTTGTTCCTCTCTCATAAGAGAAAGTTTAGCTTGTCTTACTGTGTTATCGATCAGTGCAACTCCGGTGTAACCTTTTGTCGCAATTGTGTTAACTACGATTGCTGCCTTGTATGTTCCATATGCAATTGCAATGGCTTTTGTAATTCTTAATATATCATCTAAATGTTCAACTAAATAAGTGGCTCCCTCAATTCCTTTTGCGAAAACGTCCTGATATTGTTCACCCAAATCATTAAGTGCCATATCCCATGCATCACCTAAATTCGCAATCATTCCGGTTAAAGAGGCTGATTGTTTATGCATAAGATTATAGAATTGACCTCCGGCATCAGTCATTCCATAAATAACCTTTTCCACATCTGCGAAACCGATCTTACCGGCAGAAACCATTGCGTTAATTTCCTCCGTGGTTTTTCCGTACATAGATGCAAGTTCTTTTGCAAGTGGAATACCTCTACCCATGAATTGGCGCATGTCCTGAGCGTACAACCTACCCTGTGTCATTGTGGTACCATACAGATAGACCATGTCACCCAAAGGAATAGATAATCCGGATGCAATATTTCCTAAGCGGATCAGCGTTTCATTGACTTTCTCAGCTTCAAATCCGTATGCTAATAACTGTTTTGCCCCCATTGCCACACCTGTGAGATCAAACGGTGTTTTGGCTGCGGTATCAATCATTTGAGCCATGAGCGTTTGACTTTTCGAGGCACTACCCAACATTGTTTCAAATGCAATCTCCAATTGTTGGAATTGTCCCCTTACCTGAACAATGCTACTTGCAACTTTTGAAAGTCCGTTTGCTATTAGATAGGTTACTATATATTTGGCACCATTCCGGGCAAAGTCAAGGATGGATTGATCCATTCTCTCAGCTTCATAGCCTACGGTTGTAGCTGAACTCCTGATACGTCTTTCCATTGCCTCAGCAGATGCATTAAAATCATCTATATCCAGTGTAGCTTTAAAAGCTAATCCACCATTTCTATTTTCGCTCATAATTTGCCATTTATATAGTTCATGATGTCCTCTTTTGTCTCCAGTTTCCTGACTTCGGTATTTTCGCTATCCTTTTTGCTATCATCTAAATCCTCAATTTTAGCTTGATCTTCGATCATTAACCGAACATTAATCCACGATATACCCCAAAGCAAATAATCATAAGTCCATCCAAACTCTTTTAGTATTGAACCCCTGATTCCCCACGGACTATTAAGTCCAATTACTCTACTCGATCCGCTTTGGGAGTGGTCGCTTCTACAGACCGTATTAATCGAATAGAGTTCGTAAAACCCGCTTTATCGCTCATTTTACCTATTATACCACAAAGTTTTTGCAAGCGAGATGATGTCAAATGTGATAGAAAGAATTTTTGTAGATCTGAAACCTCCTTGCTGTCAATTTTTGCAACCTCTGAACAGTTGATCGTTGCGACTGCTACAATCTTTGCCATTAGTGGAATATGTTTTATAAGCCGTTCGCTTTCCGGTATGGCATTCTCCTGTAGCTTCTGTTCATCAAAATCAATCTCAATTGCCATTTTCCGGATAATATCCATTGTACCCAAATAGAGAGGCTTAATGTGAAAGTGTCTTTTATAAATATTCTTGGTAATGCTTTCATTCAGATCAGCAGCCTCAACAATATCTACATCCCAACTTTTGGGAATTTCTTTATTTCTCCACGATTTAACCAGTTTAGGCAATGCTAAACCCAGTGTCCTAATCCATCTTGGAGGTTGTTTTACCTCAATTTTGAGCGGTACGCTGAATCTCACACCATAACTTAAGAGTGCTTCTATAGCCTGTTCTTCAAGTTCCAGTTGTTTTTCTCTACTTAAGTCTTCTATCTTTTCATCTTTCATAGTTCTGTCTTGAATTGTAGTATTTGTTTAAAAAGAAAGCCCACTGTTAAATGGGCTTTCTGATAATTTTACCCTTACAGAGTAGGTTCGGTTACATCCTCATCATATTCAACTTCATACAGAGGCTCTATTGTACAATCGAGCAATGTTATACCCTTACTTGAATAAGTAGTATTCTTTTTTGCAACTACAGCAGCGCATGGAATATTTAAGGCGTTACCAGCTTCTGGTAGAATCTTGATTGCAAGTTCAATATTCTTTGATGTTGCCGGTTCTTTGTATTTCCTTGCACCCTCTGTTCCGGATACTGTTCCACCTTCAAAAGATACCAGTTCATCAAATGATGGGTCCATGATAGAAAAAATCAACTCAGATCCCTCTTTGGTCTTTTGAACTATCTTTTTTGCGGATGTTTCTGATTTGTGAACTGTAATTGTAGGATCTTTATCTACAAATGAGCATGTATCTTGATATACATCTAACTTTTTAAATCCTGTAGTCGGCATAACTTTAGGATCTGTACTGTTGATAGGAGCGTAATAAACTGCCTTAACTCCCATTGTCATTAAAATTGGCATAGTCTCTTATTTTTTGATGTTAAACTTCCTTTTTTCTAACTACTAACTCTAATTTCACACACATAAAATGTTCGTTATGATTTTGTTCCTTAATAGCAGGGTCCATTGCCTCAACTGTCCAACTATACCCCTTATTCCCATCGTAATGCTTTTTCAGGATCGTTGCGACCTCTTTTTTTAGTGCTTTGAGTTTTGTCTGATTAGGAACATACGTCTCTTTATTATTGATAATCATCTTTTGATCCGGAACATGAATGTTGATATTGATTTGTCCATGTCTCAGTGAGCTACTTCCTATCATGGTGTGAGGCACTATAATAATATCCTCTTTTGTATAGTCGTATCTGAAATAACTTATAGATCCGGAAATATTTCCCGAAACAGTGCTACTCTTTAAAATACGGTACACGTCCTCTGCTATATCCTCAGTTGAAATCATATATCTCATTTATTTTTGTCCGTAATTTCTCAATCATTGCGGGGAAACTTGTTTTTGCTTTCAGTTCAGCTGGTAGGATTACATTGTAGCCTTTGGCTTCCACATAAGCAGCATAGTTCATTCCGGCAACTATGATAACAGCAAATTCATTTTGAGTTTCAGAGGCTATTTCGTTCGCTAACGCTACCCCTATTTGTGCAGAAATTTCTTCACCTGAACCTGTAAAGCCACCCTGAGAAACTATTTTCCCCTTATGAGTGATCACATACCCAATTGAGTTTGTGAGGTTACCGGTCTGATCGGTGTAATTCCTGTTATTTTTTGCATATATTACTAATTCCTCAGCCAACACTTTCATCGCATATATAGCAGCATCGACTATTCTGTCATGATACTGTAGCACATGCTTTTTCACATGTCCGTTTGGAAATTGTGGTACTATAGGCATAATAACTCAATGTATTTTCTGTTTAAAAGATCTATTCCCTTTATATTCACAACTTCGGTTTTTCCGCTTTCATCAAAGGTTATTTCTACATCCTGAGCAACTGAGAGATCACCCTCAAAATACTTTTCAATGTAAATGCTGTAGTTCCCGGCAATAAGCTGTCCATCTACACCCATGATCTGTTTTGCGGGTAAATGAGCCTCAACCATACATTCAATACCATTAGCCCATTCACCCTCAGTTCCCGGTTGCAAATAACCGTTCTCGTCTGTATAAGGATCTGTAGCTAAAGTTTTATATCTGAATGATGCGTTTGTTCTCATAACCTTGTTAGTTTACCATAAATGGGATCCATCACTTATTGATGGTACATCAACATAATCTGAACTATCTAATCCGGCTTCATTACAGAGTGCTTTGATTCGGTTTTTCAACTCTTTTTCTTTGTAACCCTGTGATGATTTCCCCATTGAATCAGATGAAAGAACGATCAGTTTTTTAAGTACGTTAATTGCGACTTTCACAATCTTAATTTTGTGTTGTGCCGTTACATACTCATCCGTTGCATTTAAACCCTCATCAACAAGTGCCTTTTTGATAGTCAAGCTACTGGGGGAGTAGGGATCTACTTCCCCCAGTACAGCTTGATATAGTGTGAAATTAGCCATGTTAATTACTTTTGTAAGAATTCAACAATTGCTTGCAATTCCTCATCAGTCAACTCAGCGATCTTTGCACTGATAGCTTTTTCTCCGGCATTACCGGGAACACCTTTCTCAATTGATTTTAAAGCCTCTTTTACAAGATCCAATTCATAATCAACATCGTTAATCTTGATTGTTTTTGACTTTTCCTCAACTGGCACCTCACACAAACCACGTTTTACTAAACTTTCGGCTCGCTCATTACTTGGCACATCAATTACATCATCTACATTGTAGATTGATTTATTATTGATGTCCTGAAATTTCACTAATACTTTAAGTTTCATGTCTTTTGCAGTTCTTTAAAGGTTACCCGGCTGGTAAAGCAGCATCGTACTGATCCTTTGTAAAGTAATTTGCACCATCAGGTAAAACCTTAGCCTCAAATCCCCTTACTTGCATAGATACGATTGCGTTAATCTCAGTTATGATAGGCAGTAATCTACCTGATCCCTGAGTAGTTTCCCCTGACTTCTGATTGGTTGATTCACCGGTTACCCATTTTGCAATTCTGATTCCGTTTCCGGCATTGAAATAAGTAACATCTTTTTCAGGTAGTAATTCACTGTCCTCAATTGATGGTTGGATTTCTCCAATTATTCCACTTGGTTTAAGTGCAATGAAATTAGGATTCCAGGGCGTAGTAGAAAGTCTCTGTCCGTCCTTATCAATTCCCATCTTACGTGTTACAGTAGTGATAGGAGGTATCTCATTAGATGATAACAGTTCATTGAACTGATCAGCAGTTACGTTTTTAGCCTTACGATCATTTCCATGAACCATAAGTCTAACAGGCTCTGACATGCGGATTTTATAGTATAAATCCTGAGACATCAGTAACTCACCAAACTCAATTCCTTTTTGTTTGAAGTCAGATATGATCTGAGACATCAAAAGAATGAAGTTCACTCCACTTGCTAAATTAGCATCCGTAAATGGTAGCGGTGCAACCAATTTATTTGCCGGATCCATATCATAATCCACTTCAAACTCACGTCCTTGTGGGTTATTAAGTTCAGTCGTGAACCTTGCTACACCGTAATTTGATAAAGCCTGTAAAGCTATATTGTCCATTACGTCTTTTACACCCAAATATGCGTCTTGCATATCCATTTTAAGGGTTTTCTCAATTGCCCTTACTTTAGAAGCATCATTAAGCCTTGGGTTTTCATAAACCTCCATGAGTTTACGGTAAACATCAGCCGGCATAAAGAATTTGTGTCCTACTCTTGGGATCTCTTTAGTCCATGCATCGAAACCATCAGCACGCCTTAATGGAGTGGGTGATTCGTTACCAATTACAGAAGCCATGAAGCGTAAACGGTATTTACCCATGATACCCTGAGCGGTTAAACTCATTTGCGGTGTATTGTAAGTAAACCATTTATCACTATAGGTCTCTTCGAAAAGAGCCTTTTCTTTTTCGGATGCTTTCTCGAACGCTTTTTGCCATGTAGCTAAAAAGTCTAACGGGCTACCATCCTTGAATAATCCGGTAAAATTTGTATAAATCGAATTCATATCTTATCCTCCTTTCATTAAAATGATTTTGTCAATTTGATGTGTGGGTTTGCCTTAAGGTAAGCCCCTGTGGTATCTCTCTGAGATGCGGGTATCGGCAAAACACGTCTCTCATACAATTCATATTGCATGGTATCAGCAACAACATCAATTGATGTTTCTTCCTCTCTTACAACTGTATCAGTTAATGTTATACAGTTTGCATCTCCAATAACAGCAGCGTTCAGTTCAGATGCTACAACTTCAATGAGCGTATCTCCGGCTGTCAATCCTGATATAGCAGCAGATAATGTTATTACCATCTTGGAAGCTGTTTTTTCAATTTTGGTAATGGTAGGAGCATCAGCAAATAGACCTGAAACAGTTTTCAACACACTGTCACCAACACTTAGTGTAGGCTGATAGAATTCACCAGTTTTCAAGGTTACGATCTTGGTATCAACTGTATCAACAGCTAACACCTCAGCAGTTTTCACGATCTTAACAAGTCGTGTTTGTTCATCTCTGATAGCGAGTGAACCAGCCGGGATAACATCCCCGGCATTGAACCTTTGGGCTGTCCTGTTCAGGTTAAATCCACCTGTCACAATGGATGGAGAACCTGTAAAAATAGGACTAAACCCAGTATAGGATTGTCTTTTTGTTTTCATATCAAAGTTATTTTTCAGTTACAGTTATTGATTCCAACAGCGAATCAGCAGCCTGATCGACTTGCTTTTCCGTTGCTGCTTTTGCACCAGTTACACCAGTTGTAAGCCCCTCTGTAATGAGATCTTGTTTAATGTCTGCCAAATACTCATCTATATCCTGATCATCAGGTATAGTTAAGCCTTTCATTCTCCAATCGGGAATTTCATGTTTTTTCTGAGCCTCTTTAATAGCTGTTTCCCGGCTTTTAGCTGAAAGTGAACTTTCCAGTTCTTGCATTTTGAGATTTTGCTTTTCAATCATCTCTTTTAAAGCTGCTAATTCCGTGTTCTCAGTAGTTGATGGTTCTTTCTTTTTTGGATTTTCGTCCTCATCTTCTTCATCTGTTTCCTGATCACTTTTCTTTTTAGATTCAGCTTCTTTTTTCTTGTTAACCCATCTTGTAGCCTCCCCTTGCGTTACAGTTGCAATCTCAGCTATTTGATTTGCTATTTCTTCAATCGCTGTTTCATCAGTAGAATCATCTTCGATACTTCCACCCATTTTTTCGGTTAAAGCTGTTAGATACTTCTCTGATAAGCCAGTGTCCTTGCACAGGCTTTTAACTTTGTTAAATAGTGCCTTATTCATAGAAAATAAATATTAATTAATTAATGTACTGCAACAAAGATAGAAATTAATTCTGTAAGTGTGTTCACTAAACACGTAAATTATTCATCTTTTTACTACTGATATATAGGTACTTAGAAAATAAACCATGATTTCACAGAAAATATTTCTATTTTTATTTGTTTTATTAAATAGAACAAACTATCTTTGCTGTATTAACAAGTAAAATTAACGATATGAGTAAGTCAGATTTCACAATTTCAATCAAGGGCAGATCTATACATTTTCATTTAGGGCGTTTGGAAATGGCTATTACGCTTATGGAAAGGGAGCTTAAATCTCTTAAAGAGATACATGAGGATATGACAGAATTAGCAAAACAAGAAACTTTAAAAAATATCAGACATGAAACAGAAAGTCAGTGAAAAGATTAACACGATCTTTTGTTGGTCGGTGCTAATCCCGGCAATACTTTACATTGCGTGGCAAATTTATATGGGTATAACTAATTAATATTTAACATATGACTTATAAGAGAAAAGCAAGATCAAAAGAGGATCTGAGAAAGAACCCGGACTTTATTGATACCTCAATGGGTAAGAAATATTTAAAGATGGGGCGTGTAGTGATTTTAGAGAATAAGTTTTATGATAACACCAACAAATAAAAATGATTATGAGGAAAGAATTCAAAGGAACAAAAGGTGAATGGAAAGTAGGGAAACATCCATCCACAGTAGTATCAACTGCTAAGGTTACAAATACAAACTTTCCATCACCACCAAACTCAACAAAATCAAAAGATGATGAGATTGAGCATTACGGCGGATATTTAGTCGCAGAAAGCATCGGGGATAAAGCAGACGCTAAACTCATTGCTGCAGCACCTGAATTACTGGAAGAATTAAAACAATGTGTAAGAGCTCTAAAGGTTGTTTATTCTTTCGGTGCAACTAAAGATATAATTGATAGAGCTGAAAAAGCAATTAACAAAGCATTAGGATTATGAAGCGTCAAATAACAGTGAACTTTAATAACATACGGAAACAAGCCCTACATAGATATGATGGACTGGTTGAGAAGCTAAACGATTCTGTGGATGAAGACGGAAAAATATCTATCTACACAGAGGAAATTCAAGAAGAAATGGACGACCTGAGAATGCTCATAGGAACAATGGCTTGCTGTAGTTATGAGAATGATGATGAGTTTAAAGATGTCTTTTCAGAAGTATACCCAAATGATGGGGATTGCATGAAATTATTTAACGATAAAGACGAATGACAGCTAAACAACTCACAGTAGATCAGAACTCACAAATAGAGATTCCACTTGAAAACGTTTGGAAATTTTAAAACATAGAGATATAATGGAAAAATTAAAAGAAAGAATTAAAAAAGCGTTAATAATCTTAGCAATAATTCTATCTCTGATACTGATATTAGCCGGGTGCAAGAAAAGGCTTGCACTATTCTTACCCGAACATTCTGAGAGGACCATTAAGACTATTGATAAAGAGTTTAAGCATGATCCGAATGAGCGTAATATTGCGGATAGCATGTTTGGTGATATTTACGAATTTCCATTAACACGATAAAATATGTTTGGTAAAGATTTTTATCCTACACCTAAATCAGTAATTGAAATGATGGTTGGTGCTGTAGATGTATGTAACAAGATCGTTCTTGAACCATCAGCCGGGAAAGGGAACATTGTAGACTACCTTAAAACAAATGGCGCAAAGGATATTCTAACATGTGAGATTGAGCCTAATTTGGCAAAGATCGTTTCGCAAAAGAGCCGGTTTATCAATAGTGATTTTTTTGATGTAAAGAGAGAGGATGTGTCACACATAGATCTTATAATAATGAACCCTCCATTTTCTCAGGATGACAAACACATTTTGCATGCATGGGAAATAGCACCTCCCGGATGTGAGATCATATCTCTATGCAACTACTACACATTAGACAATTCATTTTCTCAGAATAGAAAGATGCTTAAAGAGATCATTAACTACAATGGACGTTATGATGACTTAGGCAATTGTTTTTCAAGCTCAGAGAGAGAAACAGATGTACGTGTAGCATGTGTTCACTTACATAAGAATGGTTCCGGAAGTGATGAATTTGAGGGTTATTTTGATGTTGATCCGGACATGGAACAGCAAGAAGAGGGCATTGTGAGGTATGATTATATCCGTGATATAGTTGGTAGGTACGTTCAGGCGGTAAGCATGTTTGACGGTGTAATGAAAGCCTCAGAAGAAGTCAATGCCGTTACCTCTACCATCTATAGCTATGGGATTAAGTTTGGCGCATTTGATACAAGTAGACAGAACTACACTGCTATAACCAGAGATGAGTTTAAAAAAGATCTTCAAAAGCGGTGTTGGAACAAAGTTTTCAATGACATGAAGATGGATAAATATGTTACAAGTGGTGTATTGGAAACTATAAACAAATTTGTGGAAAAGCAAGAACACGTTCCATTTACTGTAAAGAATGTTTACAAGATGGTGGAAATGATTGTTGGCACCCACTCGGACCGTATGGGCAAAGTGATAATTGAGGCGTTTGATTTGATTTGTTCTTTTTCATCTGATAATAGCACTGCCGGTGAAACATGGAAAACGAATAGCAATTACATGATCAACAAACGTTTTATTATTCCTTATATCACAGAAGCGGACTTTTACGGCACACCACGACCTTATGTTTACTTAACATATAGAGGATGGACACAGCTAAATGATATTCTGAAAGGACTTTGCTATTTAACCGGTAGCAACTTTGATGAAATAGTGGAACTCAGAGTTTTTATTGATAAGGGTAAACTCGAATGGGGTAAATGGCACACGTGGGAACCGTTTTTTCGAGTGAGAGGATATAAAAAAGGCACCATGCATTTTGAATTTATTGATGAGGATGTTTGGGCTAAATTCAATAAGCATGTAGCAAAAATTAAAGGTTGGAGACTACCCAACAATTCAAGAAATGGCAAAAAGAATAGGTAGAAAATACAAATACCCCGGACAAACAGAAATATTTGAACTCGTAAAGATCAGAGGCTTTATTTATCAATTCAAATGTGGACATTGGTGTACAGATTCAGTATTTACAGACCTAATAGATATTGACACCGGGATTCCTAACTGGATGCAACCAACATTATTTTAAACACTTTGATTATGACACACATTGACATTTTAAAATTCATAGATACATTAAGAGCATCAGATGAGTATATTGAAACGATATACACTCATGGATCTTGTTATAAATTTCATATTATGCTTAAAACATTTTTTCCTGAATGCGTACCTTTGATTTGTAGTTGCAAGGGTCATATAATAAGTGAGTATTTGGGTAAATGCTACGACATTACAGGGGAAGTTTCCGGAGATGATTATACTTATATGGACCGTGACGAAATTGAAGCCGCTGAACAATGGAGTTTCTATAAACACAATTATTTAGCAATTACTGAATGCCCTGAATGTGAAACTACACTTTGTTATGGGCGCAATGGTGTGGTGTGTGTAAAATAACTAAACTTTCACCCTATTAATTTGTTTTACTTAATACAACTAACTATATTTGCAACTATGAGAGATAAAAAAGAGATAAAAGAATGCATTAAGCAGATCAAAGAGCGATTAAATGAACTTGGAATGAATGAGCCTCAAAACTCATCTGTAAAAGCCGGGTATCAGAAAGCAGTTGAGATTCTGAGGAAAAGATCCACTGATTTTAAAAAGATGGATGTTCAATACCTACCATCTTCTCAGGCAAAAGCTATTGCATTTATAGCAATTGATTATTTGAATGAAGATGCTGAAAAAGAGGTGTTACTTAACATACCACTAAAAAAATAAATATGGCAAAAAAACTATTTAAAGTTATTCATGTTGAACTGAAACGTCCTTACAAAGGTCGCAAACACTACTATTTCGGATCACAGGCAGCAATCTATGAACATATACCTGAAAAGTATATCGGTATCAAATTAGAGAGCCTTTGGAATGTAGATCTTACTAAGGGTGAATATGAAAATAATTATGTAACTATCCGGATGGGTGAACTTGACCGTAAAAACACAAAACGTGGTGGAGTGAAACTCACAGAGGATGAAATTAAAAAATTGAGTGATGAATAAAGGATTTTACTATAAAATAGCAATGGATGAATTTAATCAATATCAATATAGGGTAGATGGTGGCAAGGATTGCACACTATCAGAGTTATCTATTTGCCCACTATGCAAAAATGAAATGAATCTTTATTCTATAACAACACCAAGTAAGAACCCGACCGTGGGCTTTGATGGCTTAGGAAAGCATTTTACAATATGGGAAGATGTACCCGGTAAATTGGTGTTTAGGTGCCTGTATTGTGGAGATACTAAAAACTATAGAATTCATAAGATGGAAATCATATCCATAAAAAAATAATTGATAAGATATATGAAAGTACAAAATTTGAGAATAGGGAACTACGTTATAGATAACGGTGAAGTGTGCGAGGTTATTCAGATCGAATCAAACGGCAACGTTATGACTACGTGTAAAAGCAAATTTCCAATATCGAATGTTGAGGATCTGGAGCCGGTGAAGTTGACAGAGAATGTGCTTTTAATGTGTGGGTTTGATGAAAACATGGTTTTATCAACCATAGAAGGAGAAATAAGATACTATGGAGATGGGGGTATAAATATTGGCGGAGAGGACTCGTGCACTCTTGGAATGGTTTATATTGCTAAATGCAAATACCTTCACCAACTCCAAAACCTATACTTTGCGCTAACAGGCAAAGAATTGGAGGTAAGACAATAACAGATTATTAACAAATAAAATTAACAAATCATGGCACTAACAGATAACAGTTTTATGCCTTATGGTAAGCACAAAGGCAAAAAGATGATCAATGTACCGGCTGACTATTTATTGTGGCTGTATGAGAACCAAAAGTGCTCAGGTGAAGTTAGGGCTTACATTGCATCTAACCATGAGGTCCTAACAGTTCAGGCGAAACGGATCAGAGAGGAACAAAGTAAAAGATTCATGTACTAAACTAAAAATAACAAACAAAATGAAAAGAACTATTTTAATGCTTTCCCTGATAGCTTTGATAACAGGATGTGAAAAAGAAAATGAGAGTTTAACACAAACTCTTATGGTAAATGTGAGCTACACATATAGTTCAAACCCGGACTATGGAGATAAACTATCTGATAAAGCCTTTGTATTTATCTTCAAAGATAATGGAAAAGAGGTTGATAATGAAGAAAGCGACAACTCAGTTATATTTGATTTGAAAATGACTTATAAAGACGGAACGAAATCAGACAGTCCGATTCGCTCATCTGAGAGTAGTGTAAATACGTTTGAAGATGTGCCTAATGGAAATTACATTATTTGGGTTGCACATATCCCATACGCTGCTACTGTGAAAACAACTTCTACAAAAGTATCATTAAAACCAAATGATGATCTTGTTATTAAAAAAGTTGTATTAGATATGGATCTACCAAATGGATATCAAGTGTGGAAAGATAAATAATAATCATTTGATATGAAAAATAAAACTTTTTTATTTGGTAATTCAAAACATTATGTTGATATTTGCAAAGTCAAGTAATTTATCGGGCAGGATACGCCCACAATCACGGATTGTCAGGGCTTTTTTTATTCCTGTAATCTCATAGTATAAACTGAACGTGCACCCCTGTGTATTAGTTGTAATGGCTAATACAGTTAAAATCCCGATGGATTACTTGACAGCAGGAAAGGCACGTTCTTTTATTTTAAATTATTATGTCAAGTAATCCAATTCAAAACGCTATCAGCGTTTTCGCCTATCAAGGCAACGCAATCACTTTTGAAGTGAACGGAAATGTAATGGTTAGTGCCACACATATGGCAAGATCATTTGGTAAAAAGCCAATAGACTGGCTTAAACACCAACAATCCAATGAGTTTATTAATGAATTATCCAAAGTGAGAAATATCACTTTGGCTGACTTAGTGCAAGTTAGACGTGGGGGTGCTAATCCCGGCACATGGTTTCATCAAGATGTTGCCCTCGAATTTGCACGTTGGTTATCCCCTACCTTTGCTATTTGGTGCAACGACCGTATTAAAGAGTTGCTAACGCAGGGGGTAGCTACTATCTCAAATGATGATGATGTGATAGCTAACGCCATGCTTATACTTCAAAAGCGTTTAGATTCAAGCAAACAGCAGGTGCAAGTACTTGAAAGTACCGTAGAACAACAGCACTCCGAAATCAAAGTATTAGCACCAAAAGCGGAATATACCGATGAGGTATTGCAATCCACCAGCACCTTTACCACAACTCAGATAGCCAAAGATTTGGGTATGAGTGCTATTACGCTTAACAAGAAACTCAAAGATGCGGGTATACAGTTCTACCAGTCGGGGCAATGGATGCTTTATTCAAAGTACCAAGACAAAGGATTCACAGATGTACGTGTTTTGCGTTTTGTGCGCTATGATGAGAGCATAGGAACAAACCAAAGCATGGTTTGGACTGAAAAAGGCAGAATGTTCATTCACGGTTTGATGAAAGGGGGCAGGATATGAAAACAACCACGCAAATACAAGTATCAGAAGCGTTGCAAAAAACAGCATTGGCTTTCCGTGCAATGGAACAGATAAGTAAACTACCTGAATTTGAGGATATATTTACAGAGAGCTTTATTCAGCACTCAGATAGACTATATGAAGCAACTTTATTTCTCGGTAGAGTAGTGGGGCATGTGAAAGTATGCGAGGTGTTGAATGACGAATAGCAAGCGACATGTTTTAGGCAAAGGAGGACTACTATTAGTCCTCTTTTTTTATCTTGAATCTTATGTTTGCTTTGTTCAAAGTATCTTTCAAATAAGGTAGATCACAATCATTGTTTATGAACCATCTTGAAATGGTGCTATGATCTTGCTCTAATGCTTCTTGCAAGTACTCATTATTATCAAATATTTTCTGAAACTTTAAACAACCGGGTAATGGGATATGTAATATCATAATTTTATATAGTCAAAAAAGTTAAATAAATTTCTGTTTTTCAAGTACTCAAAATTAGTATCATTTGAATAAGCTTCATTTTCAAAACAGATAGATCTGTAAGCCTCGTGTTTACCCTTACCCATCATTAATTGAATAACCCACTCTATGACATACCATATATAGTAGCTGAATAATGAAAATAAGGCTCCAATGAACCACTTTCCACCAAAATGCAAGTAAACGGATAGAGGCAACATAGAAAGTGCTATAACTTCAATTATTTGCCTTGAATGGATCCTTTCATGGTTCAAAGTGCGATCTGTTATCTTTGCATTACCCCTTACAAAGAGAATTCCCATGAAATTAAGTGCTTTGAATCCGGGAAATGGAATAAACTTGTTCCTAATTATTATCATAATCGTTTATGGATTAAGAATGTTTTTAATTGCTTCTTTATTGTCACGTATGAAATATGGTAATGAGGTGGATTTGTTCATGCGTTCTTGATTGTTGCGGATCCAATGTTTGAAGTCAGAGGAAAAATCATCAACTGCATTCTTGCTGTTCGTGATCTGCTTATCTTCTCCGGTTAATATCCGCTCGATCTGATCCTCTATTTCGTCTTTTGATGCCATTATTGGTATCATGTTACATCTACAGTTAGGGTGCCAACCACTCCATTTAAAAGTTTTGGGATATTTGCCTTTTAAACCCTCACACACATCACATGGATATGGATTGTTTGACCGTCTAATTTCATAACCTACTATAAAGTCAAGTTGCGACCATCTGTCCAAATCAGCCTCTCTATATGCAATATTCGTTTGTGTTCTTGCAAGCCGTTGAGCATTTCGTGCTGAGGACCTATAAACACCCTGTCCGGGATTATACTTTTTTGGATTATCGTTAACCCATTTGTACTCCTTTGTTTCTTTGTCAAATACACGTCTTTTCCATTGTCTACCATATTTAGGTGTACCATCAGGATTTTCACCAACCTTAACTCTGAAACGTCTGTAAAAACGATCCGGATCATTCAAGTATTTTTGAATCTGGGATCCCATCCTATTAGCACTTGTACCCTCACCAATTGCCAACTCCAACGCTGCCTCTAATTCCTCTTTGTATGATGATGTGTATTTCCACACTCTCTGAGATAGGTTTAAGCCTCCTTTGGCTGATTTACGTGCAAACATCTGATCCAGTGCCTCTGAATTTCGTTTGAAATACTTTGCATAGTGGTTATCTTCAATTGCTTTTGCGCCAAATACGCTTTTGATCAGATCATCATTATGTTTATGAGCTAAATTAAACTCTTTTTCCATGTTGGTTTTGATGAACTGATAGAGTGCACTGTACATTTCTCTGAATAGTTTTGTAGCCTCATCACCCAAATCATAGGCACTAAATGAGAATGGCACACCCTCTATAAGCTTCACACCCTTAACAAGTGCGATGGCTTTCATCATATAACGTCTGTAGATCTCACCTACAGATGCTGCGTATATTTCTGTCCGGGTGAACAGTTGTTTTTTTAATTTTTCGGTGTCCATTATTCAGTAAATTCAGGTAATTCAACTGTAGTATTTTTCAGATCATGTGTACAATCTCCTAAATATTGGATCATGCCATCTTTGATGAAACTGTGACAAGTGCCATAGATAGGCTTTTCATTATTGAAACCTAAAAACCCTATTTGTGAAAATGATGGTGAAATTGTAGGCTTATCATAATCATGATTAAAACTCCAACTATCATTGAATGCATGCTTACAATTACAACCCGGACAAATGAACTTATACAGTTTTTCTCCATTGCTGTTTTTCGATTCCTTAATCTTTGTCATAACTGCTATCTTTTCAGTTTAAAATACTCACACTGCCTTGGATAAGTACCCATTTTAGCATTATTGGGATTTGCTTGTTTATTTAAGCAACCAACCAAAAAATTAACCACTTCACCAATTGCGAACTTACAATCTGAGCATCTTATAATTGGTAGATCATTTGTTTTCTTTGCCATAATCAGTTTAATATCGTTGCGAAAAAGTCAATGCAGATAGAACCCTTTTTTATGTAAGGGTGTCCAGTGACCCATATTTTATAATAATCACAATAAAGCTGATAAGTCAACTTCCGATCTGTAGTTATTAATTCATTTTTTACCATAATATCAATTATTCGGCTCTCGGACTGAACATTTCCATTGTGTTTAACTCCCTTTGCCTTTCCATTGCTTTAGTCTGATCCTCCTGCAAGCGTTCTAATTCAAGTTGAACGTTCTTTACTAAATAGGACTTTTCTAACAGTGTTTCCTGAGACAATGCTCCAGCTTCATATTGTGCCAAAAGATCATTAAGAACTGCTGATACATCTTCACCGAAAGGCTCCTGAAATTCATGAGTTACAACTAATGCCTCATATTTTGATTTGTTCTTGTAGTCTAAAACATTGCCTAAAATAGCTTTGAGTAGATTTGATGCCCTTGACATATAACCATCATGTGTTTCTTTCCTTTTTTCAGCTTTGATAACTGCTAACATCATCATTTGCTTTAATGCTTTCCCTGAAATATTTGATAGGGATTTCATATTGTCAAAATCAATGTTAGGTGTGAAAGATTTTGAAAGGATGTGTTTGTCCAGTCTCTCATACTCATCATTCTTTGATTGTGAGGCTTCATTCCATGTAAGGTATTTGATCTCTCCACCATCTTTTAGAATGTACAATTTAGCCTCCTCCTCTTGTTTTGGCAGGCTGTTTAATACCTCAGTGGTTGCGACCATTGCCGGGTTTGCAAAACGATCATTCACATCAGCATCAACACTTGTTTTGGTTTCAACCCTTTCAATCATGGGCTGAACGTTTTTGTGTTCGGGTTCCTGTTCAAAAATAAGTGCCGGTATCTTACCTATCAGGTTGACTTTCTTTTCTACATCCCACCCTACAGAACCACGTTTACACTCATAAATAGAGTTTGCTGTATAAATATCGACATGATACACTGATTTGCCTCCGGCTTCTGAGAGATAATAACCCCATGCAAAGGCTTTCAGTCTTTTGTACTGATCCTTTAAAACATAGATCTCATCATTATTTGACTTGGAAAGAACATTTAAAAGTAGTTTTGGCTGATTCTTTTCATCTTTGTAAACATGATAAAGAATTGCTGAGGATCCCTCGGCACCGGCTAACCTTTTGGCTTCCCTGACTGCTGAATCAAATCGTACTTCTGTCAACGTTTCTTTGAACTTCTGATATGCCTCATCTGTGTCCTCAGATTCCTGAGACCACTTAACAGGTCTACCATAAAGAAATACAAGTGCGATCTCATTTATAAATTCCTGATATGGAATAGGGATCTTCCATTTCTTTTGTAACCTCAGATAATTACCGTTTTTGTCATAAATCGGCTTATCCTTTCTTTCAGTGACTACCTTATGAGTGTTGACATTGTACTCCTTAAGGTATTCGGCTGCTTTAACAGAATGATCATGCATTATATTTAATGCACGGCTCACGTCCTCATTTTCTAACAAAGTAGCAAAGTCCTGTTGAACCCCTGAGGCTGCCTTTATATTGTTCGTAATTACAGTTAATAAACCCATAGCTATAATTTTTAAAGATATTCTATTCCTAAAATCTGTTCTATATTGTCCGGTATCACAACCTCATCATTGATCAGGTAATCAATAGCGTAATTTGTGAGATCCACGTACTCATCATGTGCAATTGCCGGGAATTGTGTTACTTGGTGTAAATACTCAGCGTTCCAGTCGCCCTCAACTAAAAACACACGTCCACATTCAATTTTTGCACTGTTAGCGTTTGCCCTTACCTCTTTGCTTTCAGTCGGTGATGGCGTTTCTGTTATATTGAGATCTGTTTCCTTTTTTAGTTGTTGAACTACTGATTTGCCGTTTGCTTTTGGCTCAATACGAACAGTACTTGCTTTTGTGTAACCTTTTGCTTTCACGTAATCAGGTAAAAATTTTATCAGATCCGGGAACTGCTTATATACACTTTTTGCATCAGTGATATACATATTATTGCCTATCCTACATGCTGCTAACACTCCGGATGGGTCATTACCTGTTTTCTTTTCATCATAAGCGGTATCAACAAAAAAATGTATGTGAATATCCCGGTGCTTTATACCTAAAAACTGAGCCTGAGTGACAACCTGAAACCATTCTTTGTGCCAAATATTACCCCCATCAATAGATGGATGTTGTTGATAAAGGGCTGCAAAAGTGCGAGGTGAACGCTTCTCCATCTCACGCAACCTCTGTAATGAGTGTTTGGATCCCCACAAAGGCTCACCAATTTCCCTTGGATCATCTTTATTGGTGTTATCCTCTTTAATTGCGGGCAAATAAAGTACCTCCCAACCACTCTCAGCCTTTAAGATCCTCCCGGCTAAATCATCATCATGCCATCTGGTCATAATGAGTAGGATCTTTGAGTTGTTGTGCAAACGTGTTAACAGAACGTCTGTGTACCAATCCCAAACCCTATTCCTGTAGGTCTCTGAATAGGCTTCAATCTTATCTTTTACCGGATCATCAATAATAGCAAGATCTACAGGTGTACCAGTTAACCCACCAGTAACACCCACTGCTTTATAAAATCCACCTTTCAAGGTATCGAAATAGTCAACATTACGAATTAATCCACCTCCACCACGTGCCGGAATAACTTTTTCACCGAATATATCTTCAAACTCATCTGAATCTAACGTTAATTGTACGGATCTTGAAAAGCCCCCCGCTAAATCAGATGAATAGGAGGCTCCGGCTATTTTTGTGCTTGGATTGCGACCTAAAACCCATGCCGGAAACTTCCGGGATGCGATCTCACTTTTACCATGTTGTGGAGGTACAAACAACATCATCTTTTGAATCTTACCCTCAAACAATTCTTGACACTTATTAGCTATTAAAGTATGGAACCACTGCCTCTCATAGCTTTGCATTGTAGCATTAAGGAAATAAGCTAAATTGTCTTTAGCTTTCATGTTCAACTGCTTTTTCTTCAATTCGAGTTGACGTCTTAACAGGTATGATCTGTTTTCAATTTCCATTATTACTTTTTCAATGCTTTGTCAATACGTTTTATTTCAGCTTCAATTTCCTCATCTGTTAGGTGTGCCGTTTTGGAATCAATTGTTCCAACTACCGTTTCAACCGGTTGCATGGCTTTTCCAAATAACCTATCTAATAAAGATTCAACATTCCTGAGATTCTTTTCTTCAATGTCTCCGGCTATTGCACTTGCAACTGCAACCACTGCCATAGGTGCCTGATCATTTTTAGCTAATTCTATCAACTCTGTTTTATTCATTGTCAACAGGAATAATGATATTTTCCTAAAATCCTCAAGGCTCATTGTTTCACCAACACCCTCTAAATCAGATATTAATTGTTTAAATCGTGATGGTTTGCGACCCGGATTTTTGGGCTGACGTGTTGATGAGAAAGTAGTCTTCGGTTTACTTCCCTTTACAAATCTGCCTTTTGAATCTCTTTTTACTGCCATCGTTTCTCCATCGATTTATTAACATTTCAATACACTTACACAAAATTTAGAATGGAGTACCCATTTGAGGTGTCCATTGTCCGGAAAATCTTCTACTTGCTGCTGTCGATCCTCTTAGACGTGACCCACTACCTCCACCTGTACTACCTGATCTACCTGAACCGCTTTTCTTTGCCATAATATAGTGATATTTAAGATGTTGCTATTTTTTAATTTCTTTCCATAACGCCTCACCCCTGAGTGATTTGTTCCGTTTTATATCTTTATTGATAGTCTTATACCTTTCAATGATCCGGGAATGATAATCGAAATGAAAATCATACAGATCCGGATTCTCTTCAATTGTAAACTGTTCAATATTTGATGAACTTCTCAGGTTTGCGCTTCCATGCGTTACGATCTTTTTTCCACCCAGTGTTTCAAACATTGTTATCTTGGTATGTGAACTTGCAGATGCGAGTTGAAACCTATCCTCTTTATCGAGGTTATCATAAATGTATGGAATGAGTGAAGCCCTTTCATGAGCATAGAAATAATCCGAAATGATAAGATTGAGTTGATCTACATAGTTTCCTTTCATAAGGTTAACAAGGCTGTCAACATTATTTTGATCGAGCGATAGGGTAGATATGGTTAACTGCAAACACTTGGCGTTATTGGATGTAATGAACGCTTCAATAAAATCTCCGAAAATGAAGTTCCCGGAAACAATCACATCATATCTGATTCCTTTGTAAATCTTGATTTTCTTTGCAAGTTTTAATGCATTGCTATATTTGAGTTTATGAGCCGGGATCTCTTTTGCTACTTTTGACTTCATATAGCGATTATCAAAACCATTATCAGATATGGAAATATCAAAGTCCATATCCGGTATATCTAAATCAGAATTTAATTCCTCAATCATATCTTTTATTCTTTACATGTGTTTAATAAACACGCTTTTAATGCACAAAAAATCAGACGTTTTTATTGCCTGATTTTATTTGTTAATTTAATCGTTCTTTTGGGCTTCCTGATCTTGATATTTTTTCCAAAACCACGCCAAAAGATCTACTCCCATTTCATCGTATGCATCCATTTCATCACAAAGTGTTTCTGCTTTGTCTATAACATCATTGAATGCAATCTGATCTTCCTCAGATGATGTAAACGGACTATACGTTCCGTTTAATTGTGATTGGATCAGTTCTTTCTGCCTTTCTGTTAGTTCGATCTTTCCCATATTTTCAATGTTTGATGTTTATGCAAATGTATTATAATTCATACTTTTTTACAATTGATTTAATTCTTCTTGTATATTTATCAGCTTTTCCATGTACGGCTTTTGTTGTAGCCTCAGCAAAGAATTCAGAAACGTTTGTTTTTGCGTATGATCCGTAACCGCTTTTCTTTTTATCCTTTGACCATGTTCTATACAAAGTTGATATTTCTTTCCCGGCTGCCTTTGCCTTTGGGCTTGTCATGTGCTGATTCCACGTTGCATGAGATAACTCATGCGTTACAATATGCGAAATAGGTTTGTTGGTTTTTGTCAGGTGTCCTGATTTGTAACCAGTTTGCGCCCATGATGCGATCTGTTTCTTATCTGTATTAAAAAGGCTTTTATTTAATATAACAACTTTTGATGAGCCTCCCTGTGATACATGAACGCCTCCAACGCCACTTGGTAAATCTCCTATCTTAATTTCTCTTTGTCTTACACCCATAACAGAATGGTACCGGGATATGCTTTGTTTTACCGACTTATAAACCTGAGGATCTTGAATCTTTACAAGTGATTCAAGTTTGCCCACGCTCCCTTTATAATTAGCATCTCCACCTTTTAACCCACCTGTTGATGGAGGTCTGTTGCTATTGCTGCCTGATGTTTTTGCCATAATCGTTAATCTTCTTTACGAAAAAAACTTATTTGCTCTTTTATCAAGTAAATCCTTTATTTTATAATGAAAAACCACTTCGAGGTATTCTGCAAATTCATTAGCATCTTTTTCAGTTATATGATTTTTGCTAAGATCTCTCATGATCTTGAACATTACATAGTAGCATACAATCTTTATGTAGAAACACAATTTTTTCATATCACTTTGAATTTATAAATTGCTCAACGTAAACTAAACTATTCTTGATGCAATAATCATTGACTTTGTCACCACCACCATAAACGATAAGATTAGGTATATCTTTACCGGATATTTCTTTTGCAATGGCATGTTCTATTTTCAAATATTCGATCCTATCTGAATAACCACGTGTCATAAATGCATTATATCCATCAGGAATACCCATGCGGTTATATTCTGCAAACTTTTTCGACACATTCAAATCTGCATAAACTTTAATATTGCATTCCTGAAAATAACGTGCAATCCATCTTTTCCTGTAGATCTGATATAAACCCAATGCAATAGGTGTTGTATCATAGAGAGAAAGGTTTGGTTCAGCTAAAAAACGAACACCACTTGTTAGGACTTTTATAGGATCCTTAAATATTGCCTCAAAACGATAGTCATCAACATAAAAATGATAGGTTGATACACCCTTTCTCATCCTGCTATCAGCCCCCCACGGCGCGAATGGCACTATCAGTGATCCGGCTTGCTGCTCTATGAGTAGGTTAGGTATCTCCAGCTTATTGTTGCTGTCATAAACGGTATCATTAAGCATTGACTTGAAAAAGTCAGTGTCAACTAAAGGATCAGGATCATCTTCACTTTCCGGATCTACTTTCTTTTTTCTGCCTTTCTTTGGCTTTTCTTCGAGTATATCAATACCGATAAAATCAAAATCAACATCCTCAAAAAATGAATCTGTTTCAAGTATGGAAAAATCCCACTCCCCATTGTTGACGTTATCCCTTAAGATGATCTCTTTTTCCTGATCCTCAGTTAACCCGGAATAAAGAATAGTAGGAACTTCTTTCAGTTTAAGTTTTTTTGCAGCTTTCAATCTTTGATGTCCACCCAATATAACCAGTTCACCGGTACGATCAGATAGCGCAATAGGTCTATGCTCCCAAAATCCGTTAATTTTGATGGAATCAACTAACTTTTCAAAGTTTGCTTTGGTTATCTTTCGTGGGTTATTATCTAACCCTTTCAGATCAGTTAGTTTTCTGTATTCGATATTTCCCTTTTGTTCTGACATCTTTTTTTCGTCTGAGTAGTTCAGCTATCTTAGCGAAATAAATAAACACGTATGCTTTTACATATATCAGCTTCACACCATCGGGTGTTACACCAACCCCATAAAAGCGACCTTTGTAATCAAGTGGTAATGGAAGTATGTCATAAATGTAAATTTTATCCTCTGTGATCTTATTTATGGTTGCTTTTCGGTTCATTTTGGGTATAATCCCATTGAAAAACAGATAAATCTTATCATTTGAATTCAAATCATCGATTAGTGTATGAGTAATCAATAACGAAAGGATTACAAATGTTAGGACAAAAAATACACAAATGATTAATACCCCCATTTCCGCTCAATTTTGCATCTACAAATATAGCAAATGTGTTTGACAAACACGTATTTAAACAGATTTATTTAATGTTTGTTTTAAATAATCCTTAACCTCATTGATAGCTTCTGTTACGCTTCGAACAATAACGTATTTATTTCCGTTACTTTCAGCTTGCTGTTGAAACTCCTTTTGAGCTTCTGTTTGTTCCCCTTTTTCTGTTTTAAACTCTATACAGAGGCTTGCATAGTTTCCGCTTGGGATAAGCAATATAGTGTCTGAAATACCGGCTTTTACACCCTGACGTTTTAAGTTGGCTGCCTCAATCTTGTTCCGGGATCCACCATTTGGTACTGCAAAGATGAGTTTGTCCGGGATATTCGGGAAAACCAACCTAACATTGTTGAAAAACTCTGTTTGAATGTCTGCCTCTTCATTGCTTCTTGGCTTCTTTACTCCGTTTTTTTTGTCTTTTTTCTCTATGTAACAATTGTAGCAAAGGTGCCCGCTATCTGTATTGATAACGGAAACCGTTTGTTTTTTACATGCTATGCAAGTTTCTTTCATTTCAGCTCTCCCGGAATTTGATAAAGGGTTACTAAATTATTGGCTGTAGGTGTTGCTCTTGGAGGTAGGATCATGGCAAACACCATGTCATCGGGTAGGTATTTAGAACGGATCTCTTTGATTGCTGGTAAACCTATAGGCTTTTCGCTGTGTATCTCACAAAACCACAACCCATCAATTATATTTACCCTTACGAGTGAATAACCACTCAGGAACACACCTACCCGGTATTCTCCGTACTGATCAGTTAGTTTCACTTCACTGTTAACTGATTCTGTCAACTCATCAATGAACGACTGTTTCAATTTTTTGCGTTTCCAAAATTCAGGATAATGAACTTTGTTTTTCACCTCTTTGTTTGGCTCCATAGCAATAACTTTGCTTTCTGTTTTATTTTCCTTTAATGGATTATTTTCTTTCATGATTGTTTTATTTTTATATTTATACTTTTCTTAAATCGCTTTCTAAAGCCCAACTTTCAATACCCACTACCTTATAGAGAATTGTTCCACGTTTCGTTTTAATCGTATCCTCAATTATATGTTCTTTCCCGTAATGCTCCTTTAACCTGTAGTAGTGCGTGTCCTTTTCGATTATCATTACTTTGTCACCTACTTTAAATTTACTCATAACCAATTACTTATTAAACTGTTATTACTTTATACCCCATTTCCATTGCTAAATTCCATTCTATCCTTGCACCTGTTGAATCTTTCCAGTTGCTTAATAGACAAATAATATCACATTCCATAAGCAGTTTTATATCCGATTTCATGTGTTCCATCCACGTACTTTTTTCAGGTAATCCGTTGTTAAATGGATTAACCACTTCATAGCCTTTCTCTCTCAACTTGTTCTCAGCGTTATTAAAATTATCTTTTGCCTCATCAATTGGCAGACCGGTGATCTTCCCGGATATGTAAACTTTTTCTTTTCTCATCCCCCTGTTACAATTTTATAAACTTCTTTGGTCAAATAAATATCATAGCTTGCATCGTGCAACTTTTCATCACTCACATCAATACCCATTACCATAGCTACAGTTTTGAGTTTGAAGTTTTCCATGTTACCCCTGATATTCATCAGAAAAACGGTCGCTAAAACCATCACATCAATTGTATTAGCCCAAAACCACGATCCGAAATACTTGTCTCCATTTTGGAGGAACCAACCTCTCATGAAATTATTGTCAAATGCGGCATTGTTATATCCACATAGGAAAAACTTATCCTTTTTATCGAAACGATCTACATATTTGCTCAATAAATCAATGAACTTTGGAAATATTTCTTCCATTGGAGGATAAGCTAAAATCTGTTCTTTGGTTACACCCCCAACCTCTAAAGCCTCAGGTACTATCTCAGCCTTTGGATTTGGTCTAACTTTGTAGTCAAACTTTTCTTTTGTTTCACCATCGATTACTATTTCACCACTGATTTGGTGAATTCCATGTTTAGCCGGATTTGTTCCGGTTGTTTCTAAGTCAAAAAATACAATCTTCATAATTTTGTTAATATCTAAAATCAGTAAAATGAATAATTACACCGTGAAACTCCTGAAAGAACGGATCACATTTTAAGCCGAAAAACCAATTTTCAAATTGCTCTACAGTTAGTCCATCGTTTTTTGCAATTTCTTCAATTGGCACACTCTTTCCATCTACAGTTGCAACCCAACCATCATTGTAGAACATGGATATTTCTTGAATGCCAATCTTATCATACACCCCCCATTCTTCCTGTTTCGAATAATAAGGCTTACCAGTCCATGACCTAAGATTTAGTGTCATTTCTCCGGAGTTAATTTTTTCAGCTTTCTTACTCCACCATTCACGATTTGCTCTGATGGTGTGGATCTTTTGACCGCTTTTTATTTTTTCCCTGAAATGTGTAGGCTGACCGGCTTCCGGATTATTAGCCGGGAATCTGCTTGATAAGAGTAACGGTGCCTTTTTCTTTGCTGTTTGTATCATAATATTGCTGTTTTGTTTAATCTTTCGTTTATGTGTTTGCGAATAGCTTTTGGTCGCTTTCTGTAGCCCATTACAAATGCAATTTTTTTAATGTGACTTCTACGCTCGCTTTCACAAACTTGTTTTGCCTGATCCTCTGAAACACAATCATAGATCACGTTATAGCCTTTAACCCATCCTGCGTTTGGATCAACATTCTCATTGAACCATCTGTAAACATGAGTTCCTTTGTGAATGTATGTCATGCTGGCTTCTTTGCGTAACCGCTTTAGTAGCTTTGTTTTCATAATCATTTGATAAATATGTGCCAAACATAAATTCCATCTTGTACTGTTCCTACATAGGATAAATTATCCTTTTCTATCTCGGTACCAGTACCATATATGTAAATGGTTCTTTTCGCTTTTGGCAATGTGCTACTTACTTTAGCCCACAAACAAATCTTCTCATTTTGCATCTGTACAGATAAGATCTCTGCATCAAGGGGCAATTCTATCTGTTGTTTTTTGTCAAACTCCAATATGTATTTGTAGATTATTTTCATAATATTGAATTATTAAAGTGTTTAGTACTACATGCATACACTCGGTATTGCATTGCATGAACTGTATCAGTGTATTTGTGACCGGGCAAATACAGGCTTTTATTTGATCCACATTCTATAATGATTGAAATAAAAGCTAATATCAGTGCTATGATAAATATAGCTCTCATTGTTTTTTCTGTTTTGTCTGTATTATTCATGATCATTCATTTTAAAAATGTCTGATTTTTTTGTGCTTGGCAATTGTGGTTGCAAGGGATTATTGAAAGTCATAACAGCTAACCATAATTTCCCAAACAACAACACTCTCAGCCTCTCAACGAATGAAAGTTTGTAACAGGTTACAACTACACCCTCATCCTGTGTTTTATCGTAATAAGCCGGTAATTGCCTATATTCATCTTGATTCTCAGCGAAAACTACGTTTGATCCTTTAAATTTTATTGCTTTCATTAGTACTCGTTTTTATCTTTAATATATAATGCAATAAAAATGAGTAGGTATATAACCGTTACTATTACTATTGCAATTGTTACCTCTCTCATGCTGGTATTACTGAAATCTGTTCTATCCAGCACCCATTTAGCAGCACCTCCCACCATCATTAATTTCATCTATATAAGTTTGATTTAATGTTTGAAATTTTCATCGTATCTCTGTCATTTGGTCGGTTGTCACGCTCTTTAAAAGAATATGCCTGACTGACTGATTGCTCCTCAGCTTCTGAGCATCTCATTTGGTTGTACTTTGAAAACCATGAAAGAATTATCTGTCCATCCAGTCTATCATAGATCTGCCCGAATTCCCCCTTTTTTGCTTTCTTAAAAACTAAATTAATATCAGCAAGTGTAAAGTATGGATAATCATCTAAAACCATCTGAGCCGTTTCATAAACTTGATTACCATTCATGCCTTTACCAATATTTAGGAACTCACTAATATTAATAATCCATGTCTCCAAATACGCTTGAGCAAAATTATCACCATACACTTTTTTCACTGATCCAATTGTTGGTAAATTTGTAGCAAACACCTGAGCCGGTGTATTTATATTTCTACATACTTTTTGAACTTCAGGGATTTTGTAATCTGCTAAGAACCGATCTTTTGTAATCGTCGTCAATTCCGTGCTGGCGTGTAATTGTATTTCTTTTGTCTTCATTTTTTATTATTTCGTCGTTCCAACTTTTATTGTTTAAAAATGTCTCCGGATTTTTTCTGTATTGCTTATTTGGTTGTGCAATTTTGTAGTGTGGAATATATTCCCTGATCTTCATTTTATCAGTATCAGATAATTTTCTCCATTTTGGAATCAATTTGTCTTTTTTCCCTACTTTCTTTTCATAGTCATTCCAAAATTCCTCAAAAGGATAAATATCATTTTCATCATCTGATCCTGGATTTTCTTTTTCCCCCATACCCCCTTTTAGACCATTACCTATACCATTACCATTACCTATACCATTACCTGTGCCCCTTTCAAGCCCCTTTAAAGGGGCTACGATGGGGCTTTCAATAAATATGTTAATGTCCTCAATATCAAACTTATGCTTATACAATTCAAAACGCCTCATAATTCCTATGTGTGCTTTGTTATTTGGATTGAGTGGTATGTTTTTTTGATGCTTTAAAAAGTTCCGCAAATAAATTGCATCATGTTCTTTTGAGAAAACAATGCCCCTTTCAAGCCCCTTTAATGCGGCTTCGATTGTGTCCGGGGTGCTGTTTAAATCAACTGCCCATCTCTTATAATTTATCTCAGCAAATCCGGCAATATCACAACTATCACATAGGTACATGAACAATAGCATTTCAATCTGTTTTAATGATGAAAACCAGTTGTCCTCCCATTTCTCTGTATTTGTGAATCTATATGCCATAATTTTATTTGTAATATTCCTGAGTGCTTTTACACACCCAGGAATTGATTATTTAAACCTCCAAAATTGCTATCTCAGGTGCAATCTCCTTGATGTCGTTAAGTACGTTATCAATGCATGTATCACGATAAGCCTGTGTGATCTCATTTGCACCCGGAGAAACAAGTTGTAGGTAAACTTTACCATCCATCACATAGTGGTCAAATTCGACCTCTATTAGTTGTTTTTCGGTGCCTTTGAAGATTTGCAACTCAACCGCAAAACTCTTTGGCAAATTGCTCTCAACTTGCGATCTGTAAACATCAGCTGTAGATCCTGAGGGATCACGGTGTTTTTGAATCTCAGTATTAGCTTTTGCAGTGAAGTTTTTCAGGTTAGATACCATCTTCATGCAGGTTTCTTTGTTTTGGAATACACCTCTGTTAAGCCTCAGGAATTGCCCTAATTTGTTAGGATCCCATCCTACAGATTCATTATTAATTCCGAACTTTTCGTACACTTCGGAAAACTGAACAGATCCGGACAAAGTGTTTTTTGTGTAAAACTCATCTTCGTTAATAGTGAGTGTGATTTTCATCTTTTCTCTATCAACTACGATGTTTGCTCTTTTCTGATCAATCGTATCGATTCTCTTTTCAAGCCATCTGAAAGGCAGATCAATAACTCCGCTGATATTAATCTTTTCAGGTTCTTTAGTTGGAAGTGGCTGAGTTGCTTTTGATGCTTCGCCCTCTCTTAAGATCACTTCTACTGGTTGTGTGGGTGCTTGTCCATTGAAGTTTATTAGAACTTTAGAATCTTTTTCCATTTGAGTTTAATTTTTAAATGATTGTTAATTATTTAATCGAACGTTCCTGTTTTCTTTACTTGAAATATACTACGTTGCTTTTCATCCGGTCTCATTGTTCTTTCCTCCAAAAGAACGCCCTCAGGTGAATAGATACCCACCATTTGCAAATCATGATCAATGATTTTAAAACATTCACCTTTGATGAATTCACCACCGGCTTTTAACTCTGCTAAAATCGTTTTCAATTCTTCCTCTACAGGTTTGATTCTTGCTTTGTATTCAGCCTTAATTGCTCTGATCTCATCCTCATGTTCTGATTTTTGGATTGACAACTCTACCATCTCTTTGCTTCGCTCATCACGTTCCTCTTGTGTGAATCTACGTGTGTAGTGCCTTTCTTGGATCTGATCACAACTATCACGTAACACTTGTGCCCTTTCATGTACAGGGAGATCCGCCAACATCAATTCTTGCATTGCCATAACTTAAATATTAAAAAGTAAATAATCTGCCCATAATTCAATAAATTTCCTCCCAAAATAGGTTGCTTTTTCTTCTGTTTCTTGGCACAGGCGGAACCCAGAGTTCGCACCCGAATTCGACGACCGATAAGCCGTATGCAGACAACCGAACCCCGCACCCGCTCCAGCATACGCACTCGCAGAAAACAAGGCACCGAACCACAACGATTTACGCTGATCATCATCCATCTGATCAATCTCATCCTGAGTGTATAAAGCGAACCACGGATAGTAGTATGTTTTATCTCCGGTAGCATCTGGTAATGGTTTAAAATTTGTTCCCCATAATGCAAGTGAAATAGTTTTTAATTTCATGTATGCTACAACGTCTTTTGCCAAACCTGTAAAATCCTGTTCCGGTTCTCCTGTAGCTATGCAAGCATCTTTATAGGTTTTAATTGTTTTGTAATTACTCAGTGTCGGATTTTCTTGTTCACCAAACAGTATTTTTAATACTGTTTTTGTCTCATCATTTGCCACTTCTAAAGCAGCGTTAATCTGATCTCTTGTTACTTGAACTGTTCCCATTAATTTAATTTGTTTGTGTTGTTAATAATTTTTTCACGAATTTTCCACCCTCACCACGAATTGGCTTCCATACTCTCAATTCAGCTTCGAGATGCTGAACTTTGCTTTCTAACTTTGCAATTTTCTGATCTTTCTCAGTAATTGCGCTTTTTCTCACGATGCGAAACTTTGCCATAATGAATTTTAATTTAAAAGTGTTTAATTGTTGATATTATTTTGTTTCCAAAATTTGTCCGGATCAGGTATTTCGATATTGAGAAATTCATTCCCATATTCTCTCAATTTTTCACAATATGTAGCAAAGGTTAAAGTGTCCATTTGTGAAGTGCTTCCGGGAAACTCTATAATCTCACCGGTATGTTTGTTCACCACTTTATCCGATGTCATTTGCGACTTGAAAAACTCATGCACTTGTTCTGAATCAGTGAATTCCCACCCAGCCTCATTAAGTGCATCTAAAAGCATAGGATAAATACATCCCCATAACCAACCGTTCTGGTCGTTTGTACGTGGTTTACGAATCGTTTTAATGCTGATCTGATACTTTCCATCCTGAGATGTTCGGAGAAGATCATACAAAGGCTTTAAATTGAATAAACCGCTTATCTTTTCTATGAGGATCTTTTTAACCATTTCTCAATACATTACATTCATTTGATTTTCCATTGCAACCCTGACTGCCTTTATTGCATTTTCACGACCTTTAAGGCTGCTTATATAATCCACCAGTTCGTTTTTTGATTCGGCTATATAGTAACCGTTGCTCGTTGCCATCAACCCGATAACTAAATTTTTTACCCGGATGTGATTAATGATTTTTCTAAGCCTTGCACCATCAATTAGATAACCTTGTTTTTTCAAGCATCTACAGATGTGTGAATTTGTAACGGCATTTTCTTTACCTACCTTGTATGTCAATCCTAAGATCACTACAGGAAGTAATTCATTTTGCTCATACTCATTAAGTATCTCTGTCTGTTGTTCAAATCCTTTCAGCATAACTCTATCGTTTTAAAATGGTGTTCTACCAAAATTTAATGTCATTCCTTTTTCAGCTACATTCACAACCTTACCGGTTAAATCCTGAACTCCTTTTTTGAACTCATATGCATTACTATTTGCACTTGAAAGATGGATCAGCACGATATTGTGAACTGCTGTCAGATCATTCGCTTTAAGCGTTTTTATGCATGTGTCGTAACTCATGTGTGACTGAATAGTCCTTTTGAGTAGAAAAGGCTGTATATTCCCTTTCATCATGTTGTTCTGTAGAATATCATCCCTGTAATTACATTCTATCATGATATTGTTAAGTCCTTGGAACTTATATTTCAGATAATAGGTATCAGTTGCAAATAACGTTGTACCCATTTCAGGGTGATAAATCAAGAATCCTAACGGTTCAGCACAATCATGTTGCACGTCAAAGGGAATTACCCGGAATGCACCGATTGTATTTTGCACTCCTTTTTGCAGTTCATTAATCATGCTACTACCTCTGTATCTATCAATCTTCATTTTTTGAGATAGTGCTTCAAACGTACCCTTTGATCCGTACACCTTAATACGTGCGTCCATGAAGTCAATTGCGTATGCGCTGTGATCCATGTGTTCATGTGAAATCAAGCATCCATTGATGCGTGAAATATCAAAATCTATCGCTTGTTTCACTTCTTTAAATCGAACACCAGCCTCGATAACAAGGGCATCAGTGCCATTGTCAAGTATGTAGCAATTGCCGGCTGAACCGCTATTTAGGATTCCTAATTTCATTTTTCTACTTTTACTGAGTAATAGAATTTCCCGTTTATCATCATCCTTAATTGCCAACCCAAAAAGAAAGATGCGGGTCTGACAAAATATCTATCTCTGGCTTTCCAAATAACAGACTTCTGTTCAAGTGCAAGCCTTTGAATTTCTCTTAGGTCTGTTATTTGTTCGCCTTTGTATATGTTCTTGCTTACCTTTTCCATTAGAAACCGGGCATTGTTTGTTGACCTGCTTTTTGAGCCTGTTTAGGTTGTTTTTCAGGCTCTGCCTGAGGACCTTCATTTGCTTCATCAGCTTCTTTTATTTCACCTGTCTCAGGATCTACAATATCACTTGCCTCAGTTGAATGAGTTATTTGCTCATCTACCAAATCCACAAATGAGATTTCCTCAATATTTGAGTTTTGATCTATTTCCCTTTGAACCGGGTTAAGATCATCATTCTCATCACCAGAATACAATACGCTATCATCTGAACCTCTGATAAGTAGCTTACAGGCTCGGTTAATAACTGTTTTCATTGCCATCTGATCCGGGAAGTTTTTATGAGCGGGTGAATTCCCTTTCATGGCTCCCTGATTCCATGCATCCCGAATCTGAACCATTGACATTACCTCAACATCTGTTGTTCCATCTTCAAGCTGATAAATGGCATAGGCTCCCTTTAGATTTTTGCTGCCAATTGATTCAAGGCTTTGAATATGCTTTACAATTTTTTTGCAACCTGTTTCCGCATCTACATGAAATTCAAATTCATCTTTTTCAAAAATGGCATTTGCTTTAATCCATTTCAGATTTCCGTATCTCTTAGCTAAAACTATATTTCCAGTGTACTCAGGAGTACATTCCAGTTTATCCCCATAAGGGATAAAATCACACTGTTTTTTAAGTGGAGATAAACCCCACACTACCATTTTCAAAAGTGCGTTTGCAACGCTTTCCTTGGTACACTTTGCCAGTAAGTTGCTACGTGGATCTGTAAGAACTAAATAGGCACTCTTCAATGCATTTTCAGGGCTATAATCCTTTGGGATCCTGAGTTCACCTGATTTTTGAAATGTATCGACTTTTGCCAATACCTGAGCGGAAATATCCTTTTTCACTAATTCCACGCTCTGAGTTGTTTGTTGAGTTGTAGTAGTTGACATAAAATTTAATTTTTAATTGTTAATTTATCCTCTGAAACTTTCAGGTTTATAATTTGTGCATCCGTATCTATAATTTTATTTACAGATTCTCTGTTATCTAAAAATATTGGTGCAATAACACCGTAATGTTTTGATAGCGCATTGATAATATCAAGCCCGGCATTGAGTTGTCCTGCTGTATTTGCTGCTGGGAAAGGAACACCGTTTACAAGCGGAATGCAAGTTTCATTCTCAGTGTTATCCTCAATTGTATAGGAGAAAAGTTTAAATGTCACGAAACTGAAAAGTCCATTGATCCGGGAATCAACATCATCTACTTTTGTTTTTGTGAAAGCTTTGATTGTCAACTCGATGTTCTGATAATCAGCAATCAATTGTGATAGATCCTTTGCCTCTTTTTCAAGTCTTTCAATCTCAGCCTTTTTCTCACTGATTATTTGCCTTGTATGCAATTGTTCTTTTAGGCTGTCTATTTCACTTACAATCTCAGCTTTTTGATTCTTTAACTCTGAATCATCAACCGCCTCAGGTGTAAAATTCTTTATATTTTCTTCAAATGCAGAAATCTTTTCTGTAAGTTTTACGTAATCCGGGATAGTTTGGGGATCCACTTCTACAAAGTCAACAAATGTGATTTTGCTCAACTTGTTTTCAAGTAGAATCTTTTCTTCATTTAGTTCATCAATTTTGATTTGATTCTCTTTGATCTGATCCTCACACTTTGCGATTTTTTCTTTTGCCTCAGCGATATTTGTATTGATCTGAGTACCTTTCATGGTAATCTCATTCAACTTATTTGCTTTGCTATCCTGAAAGATCTGTTTAGCTTTATCCATCATTTTAACAGGCAAAGGCTGTCCACAATGATTACAATCAGTTTCACCGTTATACTCTTTAGCATTCTCAGCAAACCATTGATTCCTCAGATCATCAGCCTTTAGTGTTTCCCTGTTTATATAATCCTGATATGCTTTAATATCATTATTAAGGTATTTGATCTGATCCTCAATACTCCGTATCTTCATATCAATGCTTACTATATCAGTGGCAACATTTTTGCGATCCTGATTTGCATTGTTAACACGATCCCTCTCAGATTGATTTGCATCAAATAAAAGCTGCTGTCTCTCTTGTTTCAGACTGTTTACAACCCTTTGTTTTTCTTGAATATCTTTGAACTTAAGTTTCTCAGCTTCATGCTTTGAGTAGATGGCATTGTCAATTTCGGTGATCCGATTTTGTTTGGCTTTGATCAGATCCTCTATAGCTGTAAAATCAAGTGCATCAGGCATCCTTTTATTTTCCTGATCAATGCGAGGCTGAACATCCCTTAATTGCTCCTTTGCTTTGTTTATTTTAGAGACTATCTCTTTTCTGTAGTCTCTTAATGATTTACCGGAAATAGAATCCAAAAGGGCTTTAAATGCTTCATTTTTATCAGCGATCTCATCATCTGACAAACACCCGGCTATCTGAAACAGTTGCTCTCTTTGTTGTTCCCAGCCCATGTTTGCAAAAAATAAAGGATTTGTGATCATCTTAAATACAGTTGAATCAATAATTTCATTGATCTTTCTGTCATAATCAGTCACATTCATAGGAACTTCATTAAAAGTCGTAACCGTTTTATTCCCTTTGAATTTTTCCTCAGCTATACCTTTATCTTTACTCCATCTCTCAACTAATTGTCGCCTTAGCGTTATGATCTCACCGTTTATTTCCAATACACCAGTTACAGACACCTCTGTTTTTGGAACTGATTCGCCATTTATAAGTCGTTTGACCTCATAATCTTTGCGATCCTGAACGTCTTTCCCAAAAAGCAACCACATAAAAGCATCAAAGATTGTTGATTTCCCGGTACCATTGTCTCCGGAAATGAATGTTTGCTTTTCATTGAAAACCACCTTTTTATCGGAAAACTGTTTAAAGTTTTCAAGGTGTAGGCTCTTTAAAATGATCTTTTTCATTTTGAGTAATTTTATTTGTTAATTATTTTGTTAAGTCTCTCAGCTTTTTCTACAGAAATTAATTCAGCTTTTGAATAAAGGATCTTTGACTGTTTGCTTTTACCACTTCTGGTTTTAGTGATAATCCCATCTTTTACCCATCTCTTTACACGTGCCTCTCCGAAGTGCTGATAAGCTTCTCTTTGTGAAAGATTATCATTTGCCGGGGAAAGTGTTTTTGCGTAATTCGCGGCTCCCAACTCAGCCATATCCTGGCATATATTTTTTATCTCGTATAATTGGAGGGTTATCATGTGAACTGTTTTAATAATTGTGCATCCTGATAATATTCCTGTAATTTTCTGTGGTATATTGCAATGTCTGTAATTACTAAAGAGTTGCATAGCTCACTATCCTTAATCACTGTAAGTATGTTTTCTGTTATATGATATGAAACTTTGATGCGATCTGACATTACATGAATTATCAGATTGGCTTCTATATCATAGACTATTGACCATCTGAATGCTTTCATATCACATCATCAAAAAGTTGACTTTCAGGTATATTCAGATGCTTCGATAGTATTACTCTATCCTGCTTGTCAGGTTTTTGAGTTCCGGCTATCCAGCATCTTACTGTTTTCTCAGATTTATAGCATAGTTTTGCGATTTCTCTCACGAATTTTGTTTTCGGTGCTATTTCTGCTTTTCTTGGTAAAGCATCATAATGAGCCTTAAACTGATTTATTTTCTCCATTTTACAGATATATTTAAAATGTTTGTATATATTTGCGACGTAATGTATATTATTACGCTACAAATATACAGAATTATTTTCTGTAATAGCAATAAATACCGATATTATTTCTGTGCTTAAATAGTTAAATAATGTTACATTGCACAATATTAGACACTTAACAAATAAAATTAAAAACAAATGACTGGGGTGAAAGAAAGAGTTCTTGAATTCTTGAACTACCTCCAATTATCACAGGGCAAGTTTGAAGAAGCTGTAGGATTAAGCAACGGTTTTGTAAATAACATTGGTGATACAATTAGGGAAAGTTCAATAAAAAAGATTAAAAATCGGTACCCGGATCTAAATGAAGTCTGGTTAAAAACAGGATCCGAAAAAATGCTGATAAGTGAAACTGAAAAAATTGATTATGAAACTGAGGACTATGTAAAGATTATTGACACTCAGGAAATGTATGAAAAAGCAATTAAAATGGGAATGCATCTAATACCTGAAAAAAATGTATTCTTCCAAGGAGGCTCCGAAATTGCAGTCAACGATGAAACAGAGTACATAACACGCTATTGGCACATTCCCGATTCTGAGGATTGTACTACTGTGATAACAATGAGTGGCAATTCAATGGGGCATGTTGTGCCAAATGGCACTAAATTAGCTTTAAAACCATTGGGATGGGATCCAAACTATCCAAATGAAATACCGTTCGGTTCAATCTTTGCAATTATGGTTGAGGATCGCACAACAGGAATATATCATGGACATATAAAGTATCTAAGGAGACATCCGGATCCGGAACGCTGTAACTCATGTTGGATTGCAAGAAGTGAGGATAAAGTTAACTATGATGATTTTGAAATAGACATTTCGCTTGTACGTGGTCTATGGATTGTTAAGGAATACATGATTAAAACAACTGTTCTGTAATGGATCAAAATATTACAAGGATGGAAATAATTGAAAGGTTTTATGAAGCTTTTGATGCTGTCTTAGCAATGAAGAGGTTTAGAGGTGTTCAGACATTTTGTAATATGTATGATATTGACAAACGAAACTTTTATGCTCAAAGGAAAGATCTGAGTAGAGGATGGTTTAAGGTATCATGGTTACAACCGCTTGTTAAGGAATACGGTGTGAGTGCTGACTGGTTAGTTACAGGACGTGGAAAGATGTTCACAAATTAGGCTTAAACACATAATCTAAAGTTGCCCTGTTTGCTTTATCAATCTGCGACCAGTCACGCTTAAGGTATATATCAGTTGCTTTCATATCATCATCAACATGATTTAAGGCTTCATGTACGGTATATTTATCTATACCTACATTATTGCGTGTTATGGTTGCCCATGTATGGCGTGCTGAATAGAATTTCAAGCCTTTAACCCCAATCGCTTCACCTACTTTTTTTAAGCCGGTGTAAAACACTTTGCCTTTTTTGTTTTTTCGGCTCAAACCATTCACTGCTGCTGTAAATGTATCTACAGATGAGTACATTTTATAAAAGTTAAAAACACGCTGTTTGGCTGGATCACTATATTTATTAATGAGGGGCAAAACCTCCGGTTCAACTTTTACAGAGAATAATCCCATATCTTCCCTACGGTTTTTCACCTTCGTTCTGTAATATGTGATCCTACCCTTTGAATAGTTAGTGCAATTATAAAGATCTGCTATGTTCATACCGATCAACATAAAACTAAGCATGAACACGTCTTTTGCTAAATTAAATTTATTGTTTCCAGGATAATCTGATTCCGTATATGGTAGATTATGTATTGCCCTGAGATCCTCAACTGATAGATCAATATCAATCTTACCGGGTAATTCAGGGATCCTTGCTTTTTTGAATGGAGACAATGGGATCTTTATATCACCTATATCCTCATTATTATATTCATCTTTGGCTAAATTATGTAGTGATCTGATTGTTTCAGGATAAAGCGATTCAGCTCTACCCCCTTTTACTCTATTCGATGGACGTTCCCGGATCCATTTGATCCAGTCGTTGACAAATCGTGTTGTGATCTCATTTATATCCAGTGAATCACGACCTACGAACTTTTCTAAATTATTTAATGCAACCTTATATACTTTTGAATTACCGGATATGTTTTGCTCCTCCAAACTCTCAATATATTTTTTCCCATATTCTATAAAATTAAGCCTGAAAGCCTTGTTTGTCTCCTCTCTCCCCTCAATAATATCTAATACAAGTTCTATAACCTGATCCACATCTAAATCACCCATCCGGGATGCATTGTCATTGCACCTGGTTCTACATTTTTTCAGAATCTCATCCAGTGCATCAATATACATCTGATTCTTAATTTTCATGGATTTTGTGAGATCATCTTTTGAAAGGAAATAATTTGTAGCCGGATAACGCTTTTTTCCTTTGTGGTACACATAGATTAATACATTACGTGTGTTATCATCTTTGAGGTATGATGAAACAATAGCTTTAAATGTAGCCAT